ACAACCGGGAGGACATTGATAATGACTATTGCCAAAAAGGGGTATCAGGATCATCCGTGCAAGGGTTGCTTTGTGAATTTCGAGGGGTGCGAGGAGATGTGCAGGATGTTGGAACAGTGGAATGTGCAGCATATGGCGGATGGGGAGGCGGCGTGATTTATTGTGAATATTGCCTGGATTATGGATGCAAATATTGCCGTAAAGAGCGTAACCCCAGTGTCGAGGAACGACTTAAGACTGAGATGGCTAGGGCCAGGGAGAAATATAGGGATTGCGAGTGGTCCAGGTATACACTCTGCCGGATGTTTACACGGGCGATCCTGCCGGAGTTGTGGGAGGTGTTCAAGGCGGCGTGGAGGGGTAATCTGTACGGCAGCCATGGAGTTGTGGAGGAGATGATCCAGGCCGCCGGGACCCTTCTCAGGGCGGCTAAAGAGTTAGAGAGGCGGCGGGATAGTGGCGTTATTTAACAAGGATGGACAGGATTACGGGATAATAACGAAGAGCGGTTAACCACGAAATACACGAAAAGACACGAAAGAAACCAGGGTTTGGGGTTAAAAGGCCAAATCTATTTATGTTTTTCTCCGCGTTCTCCGCGTGAGACCGGCTCTAATGGAGATAGATATGAAGTGCCCAAAATGCAAGAACGAGATGCGCTGGAACTGGGAGATCAAGGGATATAAGTGCGATGCCTGCGGCCAGATTAAACGGCCGAAGGTTTACGATCTGGAGGATGTCTGTGCCCGTTGAGTATAGAAAGCATAAATGTCCGCGGTGCGGATGGCTGTTAAAACCGAATCCGAACCCGTTTATAGATAATTCCTGGAAATGCACTAGGCCTGGATGCGGGTATATGGACTGTTTTGAACCTTGCACCAATTAAAACACGGACCGAGGTGCTCTGGATCAATCCTGCGGCATGGAAGAAGAAACAGGGCCAGCAGCATCTGGATTTCGAAAGAGAGGAGAAGGTATGCTGATTGAAGATGTTGTGCCATTTGCCGAAGCTGCCATAGAGCGCCTGGATCCACTCTATGAAACATATCCCTGTCCTCAATGTGGATGCGGGGTGAATTTCCCGAGAGTGGCAAGCCGCAAGGATATTGACGACTTTGCCAACATTTTAGAGGTCGCAGAGAAATACCTCTCCGATAATAGGGTGATGGATAAAATAATTGCCGAACTCATGGACAGGATTTCAGCCTTGCGCAGGGAACAGCACTTAAAGATAGTCAAATAACGGGGCGGGAGAAGGGATCAAAATGCAATTACCAATTATCAGACTCGAAGTTGAAGGGATGAAGCGAACTATTTGCGCCCTCTTGCACAGCATTCTGCCCAAATGGATGCTGACATCCAAGCGGCGGTCGAAGCATATTGCACAGAGGACCATCTGAAAAGGGTCGTCCAACAACATGCAAATGATGTACTCAATCAAGTGATTAAGGAGGAAATCGACAATTTCTTTCGGCATGGGGAAGGCCGTAAAGCTATCCGGGCAGCGGTGCGAGAGTCGATAGTTTCAAACAGTACCTACACCATTTTGGACGAAGGGACAGATGTATAACGGAGGTAATCAGGTGGCGGAAATCCATATCACAGCATTACGATCCGCAGGCGTAGGTGGGCCGAGTGTGCCATGCACGCACAGCGCATTCATGAGCGAAATTACCATCGCAGGGAATCAACTCCCCTGCCTGAAAATGATGATCGGAGATTGCACTATCTCTGTCTGGCCTGCTGATGCTGAGGCAATTCAGGCACTCGGAGCTGACCTCGTTTCTATCGCTTGGAAACTGGCGGGGAAGGCAATCAACTGCACCTGTGGCGGCGACAAGTGCGCCGGACATGGGGTAAACGGATAACGGCCCTGCGCTGTGCCGCTTGACGGCACCAGCAGCGTGGTTAAACCAGCGAAAGGAGAATTTATGACGGGAATAGAGTTGATATCAGCTGAGCGGCAACGGCAGATAGAAAAAGAAGGTTGGACCCCGAAACATGATGATAGCCACACAAGTGGGGAGCTTGCGCTGATGGGAGCCGCCTTCGCCCTTTCCACGTACACGTTTGCGCGGCTTGAATCTTCTGTAGTGGGAGAAGTCGGGGCTTATTTCGGTGACGACGATTGGTTTAAGGTCAAGGCAGGAGACGATCCTATCCGCAACCTTGCCAAGGCTGGCGCGTTGATAGCTGCTGAAATTGACCGGATTGAGAGAATGCGACCAGAGTCGGTTTAACGGGTTTAGCACAGCAGCCGGGCCTTTTCGGCCTGCTGCTGCGGGTTGTTATGATGCGTACGAGGTTTAAATGCTGAAATTGCTTGACTTATTTTGCTGCGCGGGTGGGGCCGGCATGGGCTACCATCGGGCGGGGTTTGAAGTGACCGGAGTTGACAACAAATTCCAGCCGCGCTACCCGTTCGAGTTCATTTGTGCGGACGCCCTGGAATATCTGGAGATGCACGGCCACGAATACGACGCGATCCACGCGAGCCCGCCATGTCAGGCGCACACGGCCATGAAAACCATGCACAACGCGAAAGCGCACCCGGACCTGATACCAGAGACGCGCCGACTTCTGCGGAAATCTGGTAAGCCGTGGATAATGGAAAATGTTGTCGGCGCCCCGCTGAGATTCCCGGTTTTGCTTTGCGGGACAATGTTTGACCTGGGTTGCGAAGATGCCGAGTTGCGGAGGCACAGACTTTTTGAATGCAGCTTCCCGATGCTTGCGCCGGAATGCCAGCACGGCCGGAGATCCGCTGCAATAGGCGTGTACGGCGGGCATTTACGGAACCGGAAGCGCACAAACGGAATTTATGGCGAAGGGGTGCGCGATAGCGTAAGGAAAATTGACAAGGGCGTTGCCGATTTCAACGTGGAACAGGGCCGGGAGGCAATGGGGATTGACTGGATGACCCTTGCCGAACTCTGCCAAGCCATCCCGCCAGCATATACGGAGTGGATGGGCCGGCAGTTGCTATCTGAGATGCGGCAACAATTAGCATCATAACGGCTACGGCCTTGACCCGCCCGCCCAGTCTTTTCGGGCGGTCGGCGTCCAAGGACGTGGTTATAAAGGATTTATTATGTTTTTGCAGAAGAAAAAAAATCCCTCTTGGTGTTGTCAGCGGTGTGGGCAACAAATCGGTTTCTTGGGAAGATTTGTTGAAATTCTTTATTCCCCTTTTCTATGGGTAGCAAAAAGCACCTTTCACTATTGTCCGGGTTTATTTATTCCTCCGGCCAAAAAGATACCCAAGCGCGAGAGTCATGATGGGTGTTATTATTTTCCAATACTCCGCAGTTCCAATAGTGCAGGGGAAGAACAAGACAATGATTCCTGAACAGGTTAATAGAAAAATCATAACCCATGAGATGCTTGAAGCGGCACTCTGTTCTGCGCCAAATATTTTACCCAAAAATCCGGCGTCTAACTTCTGCTTTTCAGAACGTAAAAGATAATCAGTATGTTTTGGGTCTTCATTGTATTTGAGATTGTCGCTCATAATTCACCAATCCCTTTTATGCTCGGAAGTGGTGCAAGTAAATCTAAGGCAGCTTGAGCATGTTGAGCAATATAGCCGCAGTTATCGCAGGAAACTACTACAGTAGGCATAGTTGTTTTTATTGGGGCTATTGAAGAAATAGTAATCGGTGCATCAATTGCAGGTGGTAATGGTGGACGTACTATGGAAATCTCTGATTCACCAACTACACTGAAATTCTTAGAGGCACAACGTGGACAAGGCTGAGATACATTTTTTCTGTTTAATGCGGCAACAATTTTTCTCATTTTGTAGATGTCCATTTGTTCTCCTTTTTTTCTAATCTTGGTCTTTATAACGAGTTGAGGCACACCAGACGGCTTTATGGTCTGGTGCTGCCGATGGTTGTACTACGAAAGGGGGGTTGCTATGAAATGCCAATATTATTCATGCAGTCACAATTCGATTCATGACGGAGACAGGCCAAAGGGGTTTTGCTCTGTTCCTGATGAGGTCGAAATTAACAAGTATCGTGAGTGCAACGCCTATACTTTCTGCGGTGAGGTTGTTCTTGACGGGGAGGCCGCCGAATGAAAGTCTGTTGCCAAGAAAGGCGCTGCGGGTGGGTCGGTGATTCTACCGAACTTCGCTATTTCAACCATCCATTCCAGCAGGATGAGACTGTCGGAGTTTGTCCAAAATGCACAACCATTGAAACCTCCATCTGGCAGGCGTGCGACGAACTTGGATGTGAAAGAACGGCATCATGCGGGACTCCGACACTGGCAGGATATCGGAATACCTGCTACGACCATATGCCAGTGAAGGAGCAAGAGTAGTACAACGGCCATAGGGTCTGGGGTGGCGGCTTTATCGCCATCCCATAGCACCCGATGGTTATAAGACCGTACCGCCGTTGGCTAGGCACAAGGACAAAATGAAACTGCAACGAGCCTGGGCGATGCCAAGCCCTCAGACATTCAGTGTGAAGCCGATCAAAGAACTTGTGGAGCGGTATCTTTCCGCGGTCGGCGGCGTGTCCCTGGACCCGTTTGCACGGGATACCACTTATGCCACATACCGGAACGACATGAACCCGGCCTGTTCCGCTGACTACACGATGGACGCTTACGAATTTCTCCGGCACATGGAAGAGCGGGGCATTGTGGCGGACTTGGTTCTGTTTGACCCGCCGTACAGTCCCCGGCAGGCAGCGGACTGTTACGCCGCAGCTGGTATCGACCCGAAAACGCTGGACGCTGTGAGACAGCGCAAGGGGAACGTCTGGCAACGGACAAAGAACTGGAGCGAAGAAAAGGAGGCAATCAGCCGGTTACAAAAAACAGGCGGCGTCGTGCTCTCCTTTGGCTGGGACTCCAACGGGATCGGCAAGAAACGCGGCTACGAAATCGAGGAAATCTTACTCGTCTGTCACGGGGCTTGTCACAATGACACCATCTGCACTGTTGAACGGAAGGTCTTATAACATATCTTAGAAAGCCACAATGGCTGTATAACCTGAAAGGAGGATTGCTATGCTTGCTAATGAAGCTCTGAGGATGATGAAAGAATCCATGATGTTGCAGTACAAAAGCCGCAAAACCATCAAAGTTTATCTTGCCTGGGCTTCAAATTTCATTGCATTCCTCCATGTCCAGCCGGCGGGGCGCTCTCGGGAAGATAATGTCATTGCATTTCTTACCCGCTTGGCCGCGAAAGAGCACGTCTCCGCAAGCACACAGAAACAGGCGTTATGTGCCGTTGTTTACCTCTATAAGCGTGCTCTCCATATTGATCTGGGCGACATATCCGAGTTTACCCGCGCCACGAAATATCACTACATTCCCGCTGTCTTTTTCCGCGAAGAGGCCCAAGCCGTGCTCGATCAGCTCGATGGCCTCGGATGGTTGTGGGGTGCGCTTATGTATGGTTGCGGACTGCGACTCGGCGAGGTGTGCGCCTTGCGGGTGAAGGATATCGATCTGGACAGGCGGCAGGTATCGGTCCGCCAGGCAAAGGGAAACAAGGATAGGATAGTTCCCCTTCCTGACAGCCTGGTTGAACCGCTTTCAAAACATCTGCGTCGCCTGCGTCCCGAATATGATCGCTATGCCCGGCAACGGACGCCGGTTTCCATGCCCGACAGGCTGGACAGAAAATATCCTGCCGCGCCCTATGAATGGGGCTGGTTCTGGGTTTTTCCGGCAGGAGAGCCGGTCAGGCAGCGGGATACCCATTATGTGGATCCACGGTGGGTTGGGAAACTGTACCATATCCACGATACTGCGGTGCAGAAACGCATCGGCCGGGCTATCCGCGCCGCCGGGATCACCAAGAAGGCGGGATGCCATACGTTCAGGCACTCTTTCGCCACTCACTGGCTGGAGAGCGCCGGAAGCGCCCAGGAGGTCGCCATCATCCGCCTGCAGCGTTTGCTCGGCCATAGCAGTCCGAAAACCACCATGATCTATCTCCACTGCATAAGACAGCAATCCGATGTGCCCAGTCCATTGGATACTCTGAAAAAGGCGGCCTGATGCTATCGACCAAACTGTTTCCTACATTGTTGATTGCCATGGATATCCTAGCTGCGGCCGGGTACGCCTATCATGACTGGACTGATTGGCGGCATATCGGGTATTGGCTGGCCGCGGCGTTTTTGACCGCGTGTGTGACATATTGACATTTTTCTCACGCGGAGACGGTGCTGGAGACGGAGGAACGAGGCAAAGCCCGACACACGAAGCTCTGTAACCTGATAGACCACATCAACCGGGTTGTGGATGTCTATCGCCTGGAGGCATTCCCGATCGAGGATATGCGCAAGGCCGGAGATCTGATCGATATTATCAACGATAAACTGAAATCTATGTACCCATTAAAGGGAATTTAATGTCACGAATACGCACGATCAAGCCGGAGTTTTGGACCTCTGTACAAATCGTCGAATGCTCGCCGACCGCTCGGCTACTGTTCGTCGGATTATGGAATTTCTGTGACGACGGCGGCAACCATTCGGCGAACCCTCGGACACTGAAGATGGAAATTTTTCCAGGCGACCTGTTTACAGTCGAGGAAATTTCCGGATGGATGGAGGAGTTGATATGCCAGGGACTTGTTGCCGAATATTCAGCGGAAGGCAAGAAATATTGGCATGTTACGGGATGGAGTAAACATCAAAAGGTTGAGAAGCCCTCATTCAAACATCCAAAATTCGACGAGTATTCGGCGAGCATTCGACGAGGCATCGGCGACGGCTCACCCCCGGAAGGGAGTCTAAAGGAAGGGAATGTAGTTAGTACGGAGGATGTAGATACTACGTCTTGCTTTAGAGAAGAAAAGCTAGTAGATGCCTGTGGAAAAGTTGATAACTCGACCGAAACACCCGATAAATCCTTGATGGAGGCGCAAAAGAGGCTTGTGGATAAACGTCAAAACCTTGAAAATCGTGGGGAAGATGAAAAACAGGGGCTAGTCAAAACCCGCGAACCCTCTACGGTTTTGCCTTTCCCTCCGGTAAATTCGGGGGTCGGATGAAGGTTGCAGAAGATTTTTGATTTTTGATCTGTGAATTTGGCACAAAATTGACCGTATGAAGGGGGGTGGCATGTCCAGAAAATACGATTTCGGAAGATTGACTGAGTGTATGGCCGATGCCGGATTGCTGCGGCATATCCGGACTGGGGAAATAGCCCTAGATATCGCCAATTCACAGGCGTCGGGCTCGCCGCAGTTGACTGCATGCATGGCGGATATCGGTTTATTGGATGATTTTCCGTTCGGGGTTGTCAGAGTAAAAATCAAGAGCGCCAGAGTAGTAGGGATATGGATCGAGAAAAAATATAGTTGACAGGTGATTGTTTTCGTGATATTTGCCTGAGAAAATAAAAAGCAGCGGTACTTTCATCCCCTCTCGAGGGTAATTGAACCCCGCGTCGAAAGTCGAGTGATTAACCATCACCGGCTATTGGCGCGGGGTTTTTTCGTTTCAGGGGTTAATATCGTGGGTGATGCAGCGAGAAATATGATGCCTGGTCAAGATGTTCTTCCAGGGATGGCGGAGGAGATGGGATATGAGACCATCGTTCTGAAGCCTCAACAGGAGAGGTTTTGCCAGGAGTTCGTGTTGCGTGGCTGCTGTAACGCAACACAGGCCTATCTCGTTGCATACCCGCAAGTGTCTGAAATATCAGCCAGAAAAGCGGCGTCGCGGCTGTTGACTAATGTTGACGTGCGTCAACGTGTTCGGGAGATTCAGGCGGAGTGGAAACGCAGGCTGGAAGCGAGGGTCCTTGGTTACCACGAATCGGTAATGTCCATCGACCGGCGTAAACTCCTGAGTGACGGCAGATGTAAGCCCCTAGAGGAATGGACCGAAGAAGAGGCGTCAATACTGGAGTTTGAACAGGTATCCTCGAAAGATGGGGTCAGGACGCTCCTGAAGATTCCGACAAGGCATCAATCGGCGGTTGAACTGGCAAAGATCGGCGGGATGCACAAGGATAATCTGGCATTAACCGGGAAGGATGGGGGGCCGGTGGCGGTTGAGACGTCGGCCAGACCTCAACTCTCCAGGGAAGAATGGCTGGCTATCCATGGGATCGGTGGCCATGAGGTGAGTAACGGTGTGGATTCCGCAGCCGGGACCGCAACTGGCCGCGATTGAGGCTGACTGGTGCGAGGAGTTGTTTTACGGCGGCGAGCGTGGCGGCGGTAAATCGGATTTGCAGCTCGGATACCAGGAGGACGCGGCTCTCAGGTACGAAGGCAAATCAGCCGGGATCATGTTCCGCAAGACCTACACCGAACTGGAAGAGTTGCAGATGAGGGCGACGGAGATTTTTCCGGCGTCAGGAGCAATCTACAAAACAAACGCCTCAAAGGATTTTCCCTACTCCAACTGCTGGTACTGGCGCAACGGCGCAACGGTGAAGATGAGGTATATCGAGCATGAGAACGATTACGGCAGGTATCATGGTCACCAGTATTCCCATATCAGTTTTGACGAGGTTACAGAGTATGCAACACCGGACGGGCTCCTAAAAATGTTTTCGTGTCTAAGATCAGCATACGGCGTTCCGTGCTCGGTGCGCTCCACCGGCAACCCCGGCGGCGTCGGCCATGGGTGGGTGAAGACCCGCTATATCGATCCGGTGCCGCCATTCACGCCGTTCAAAGACCCGGATACCGGATTTACCCGCATGTTTATCCCCTCGAAACTTTCCGATAACCAGATTCTCCTCGCAAAAGACCCGACGTACCGCAGTCGCATCCTGGCGGCTACCTCGGGCAATGACGTTCTGCGCCGGGCGTGGCTGTACGGGGATTGGGATATCGTGGCCGGCGCGTTTTTCTCGGCATGGAATGGCAGGCTTCATGTGGTTCAGCCGGTGGAGCTCCCTGAGCGGTGGACCCGTTTTCGTTCGTTCGACTGGGGATCGGCCCGGCCGTTTTCGGTGGGCTGGTGGGCGGTTTCGGACGGCGATCTACCGCAGTTCCCCAGGGGCGCGATCATCCGTTACCGGGAATGGTACGGTAAGGAGAGTGACAAAAACCCCAACACGGGGATCAAGATGGCGGCCGAGGCGGTGGGCGCGGGGATCAGGAAGCGGGAAGCCGGGGAGAAAATAGCCTACGGAGTGTCGGACCCGGCGATTTTCCAGGAGGACGGTGGGCCGTCCATCGCGTCAGCAATGATGCCGCTTGTATGGAGACCGGCTGATAACAAGCGCAAACCGGGCTGGCAGCAGTTGAACAGCCGTCTCATAGGCGTTGACGGCAGGCCGATGATCTATTTTTTCAACACCTGTGTGGATTCCATCCGCACTCTGCCGCTCCAGCAGCACGACAAGCACAATATCGAGGATATCGATACGGATGGCGAGGACCATGCGGTGGATGAAATACGCTACGCCTGCATGTCGAGGCCATGGATTGCGCCTGCACCAGTGAAGAAGAAGGCCGTTGAATATTATTCCGTGTCGGATGATTTTGGCGATGACGATTGGAAGACGGCGTAAAGAGTTCCCGTTAGGAAAGGCCCCTTGTTCACCAGGCTGAAACGGGGCGATTTGTGGCACGGTTTCCTGCAACGGGCAGGGCACCGCAAAGCCGGGAGAGTCAAACAGGAGACACCCGCAGATGCAAAATACCGCAAAACTTACCCTCACTCAAGCAATAGCCTATTTCGACGAGGCGGAAGACCTGTCTCGGGATTCCCGCGATATATCCGAGAAGTGCCGGGATTACTATGACCACAAGCAGTGGACTGAGCGGGAGGCGGCGGCCCTGCGCAAAAAGCGCCAGCCGGTGATTACCCGCAACCGGATCAAACCGAAGGTGGATTTTCTGAAGGGGATCGAGGTCCAGACCAGGACTGACCCGGAGGCTGCGCCAAGGACCCCGGGCGATGAGCATGCGGCAGAGACGGCGACGGACGCGGTGCGATTCGTTTACGACCGGACCAAGTTCCCGAAGATCAAGAGCGATGTTTTCGAGGAGCTGCTGATAGAGGGGGCCGGGGGCGTTGAGGTTTACTGCAAGCCGGGGCGCGGGGAGGAGATCGATATCTGTATCAGGCGCTTTCACTGGGATCGTCTGGGATGGGACCCCCATAGCAGGGAAAAGGATTTTTCCGATACGCTTTACCGCTATGCGGTGGCGTGGATGGATTACGACCAGGCAAAGGAGCGCTACGCTGACGGCGCAGAGGCGCTTTTATCGACCATGACGAAGGAGAACGCTCTTTCCTCCACCTATGACGACGCGCCGCGTATACGGTGGGCGGATGCGAAGCGCAAGAGGATCAGAATCGTCAAGATGGAAACCCTTCAGGGTGGGGAGGTTCATGTCTGTGAGTTCACGCGGGGTGGCTTCCTGTCTGAGCCGGAGCCATCGCCCTATGTGGATGACATGGGGGTGCCGGAATGGTCGATCATCCTGCAGAGCGCCCATGTGGACCGCGAGGGGAACCGCTACGGCTATGTGAAAGCATGGCTGGACACCCAGGATGAGATCAATAAGCGGGCCAGCAAGCACCTGCACCTGGTTTCCGTGCGCCAGACCTACAGTTCAAAAGGTGCAAGCGAGGACGTTCTGAAACTGAAGGATGAACTGGCGAAGCCGGACGGCCATCTCCAATTCCAGAACGGCGAGTACGGCAAGGAGTTCGGCGTGCTGCCGACGATGGACCAGGCGAACGCACAGTTCCAACTTCTCCAGGAGGCGAAGGCGGAGATCGATTCGGTGGGCGTGCATGCGGCGCTTTCGGGGATGGAATCCCGGGACCTGTCGGGCAAGGCCATCGGAAAGTTGCAGCAGGGGTCGAGCACGGAACTGAAGCCCCTATTCGAGGCGATAGCGCAGTTCGACAACCAGGTGTGCCGGGCGGTGTGGAACCGGATCCGGCAGTTCTGGACGGCGGAAAGGTGGGTAAGGGTCACGGGCGATGGCGAGAGCCCGAGGTGGGTGGGTCTGAATGTCCCGATGACGCTGGGAGAGCAGATGGCCAAGGAGAACGGCGGGCAAATCCCCGAGGGTGTCAACCCCGATGATCCGCGCCTGAATGTACAGGTGGGCGTCAGAAACAACATCGCGGAGATCGATGTTGATTTCACCATGGTTGAGGTGCCGGACGTGGTGAACGCCATGCAGGAGCAGTTCGAGGCGCTGACGAACATTTTCCCGGCGATCCCGGAAAACATGAAACCCCTGGCTTTCGAGATGCTGGTGGAGGCGTCGTCACTGCGCAACAAGAAGCGTTTTCTGGACCGGCTCAAGGGTGGCGGAGAACAGGGGGAAGACCCGCAGGCCCAGGCGCAGATTGCGCTCCAGCAACGGGCGGCGGAAGCGAAGATCCTGCTGGACGAGGCGACGGCTTTGGACCGGAAGGCAGCAGCGGTCGCCAAAAACATCACGGCGATCTATTCGGGAGTGCAGGCAGCCCAGGTGCTGGCCGGGGCCGCTCCGGTCGCTCCCCTGGCGGATCAGCTGCTTTTATCCGGCGGGTTCGAGGACGCCAATAAGCCGCCCATCGTTGAGGGGCCGACGGTTCAAAACGCGAACCTAGTACCGGATGTCAGGCGCAATACCAGCCCGGCATTTCCGGCGGTGCCGAGGAGCCCGGCAGAGGGCGTTGACGCAGGGATTGAGACACCCGAAAACGACGGCGTAAGACCGAATCCAATGATGTAACCATACAAACAAGGAGGTAACAAAATGAAGAGACTTATTATTATCGCAGTATTGATGCTCGTCGCAGCAACGCTTGCCTATGCGGGCAATGTCCACCGTGACGGCGCCGGAATCGCCATGCCGGATGTATTCACGCCGATCAGGGCCGTATCTGTGACGCACACCAAGGCGGATGTGACCTATACGCCGACCGCCGGGACGAAAGTTATCAGGTTTCAGCCGCCCAAGGCAGTGACCTATAAGATCAACGGCACCGGAACAGGCTATCCCGTGGCTGCCAACGCCAATGAGGGACCCATCGGCATCGGAACAAGGATAGGAGTAGGCACTGTTGTTTCTAGCATTGTATTTTCCGGGGCAACGTCAGCCGCTGTAGAGATTCCTATCCAGGAGCAGTAAACATATCACAAGGGTCGCCGCCGATAACCGGGCGGGTGTCGTCCACCGGGGAAACCAAAGGGACGCGTAAAAAAGGAGAAAGAGCATGAAAGAATTGAATGACATTCTGAATCCGCCTGAAATTGAGGCGATTAAAGAGAAAGAAGTTGAAGAACCACACAAAGGTGAAACAGCCGTTGAACTGGCGCAGGATGAGGCAATGGGTGAAGCGGAAAAGACTCAGACCGCCGCTGCCGCTGAGAATGAGGACCCCGTAACGGTTACGCCGGAACAACTGAAAGCGGAAAAGGCCGCGCTCGCCAAGGAAAGGGAAAGGGTCCGGCAGAAGGAAGCTCACCTGGAACAAGAACGGGCACGTCTGGCCGAAAGCCCGCAACCTCATACCGAGGTCGCGAAGGAAGAGAAAAAGGATCCTCAAGCGGAACTGAAGGAGCTCCGGAAACAGCATCGCGAAGCCATGAAAGATGCCCTTCTGGATCCCGAGGATGAGGTTGCGGCAAAGAAGATTGATGATCTGGAAGAGCGCATGGATGAACTAAAACTGTCCATTTTTGCACAGACACAGCGGGCCATGACGGAGCAGGAGAAGGTTGAAGAGACTTATTCGTTGACCTACAAAAAAGTGCATGAAGATTTCCCGTTTCTGTCACCCGACCATCCGCAGGCTAATGCCGCCCTGAACGAAAACATCAACACCTACATGGCGGGACGGATACAGAAAGGTGAATCGCGTGACGTGGCGCTCAAGAAGGCGGTTGACCTCTTCGCGCCGGCATATGCGGCAAGCCTCGAAAATGATGGTGGATCAGATCCCTCCGGGGATCCAGAAAGAACGAAGAAAGAGGAGGCCGACAGGCTGATCAAGGCGAAGCTCTCAAGGGGCGGGTTCTCCGAGGTCCGCAGCGTCGGCAGCAGGCAAAATAAAGGGTTTTCCGGGCCTACGCCGATGTCGGCAATATTGAAAAGCAAACCCGGATAACAGGATAATCAACCTCTAACCTTTGCGGGATAACTACCCGCCAGGAGATACATTATGGGAACCACAGCAGCTGAAAGGGTCGTCCAATGGGAAGACCAGTTTTTCACCGAGTACGTCCGGGCCAACCGCTTTAAACGCTACATGGGAACGGACGAAAACGCAATCATACAGATCAAGGAAAATCTCACCAAGAAAAAAGGGGATGCCATTGTCATCAACCTGGTGGGCGCCCTCGACGCAACAACCTACAATGATGGGTCCACGGCCCTGGTCGGCAATGAAAAGGCCCTCCCCAACGATGGCCACAAGATCACCATAGGCGTGGTACGCGACGCCACAGTCGTCAATAACCTGGAGGAGCAGGCGGCCCCCATCGACATCCTCAATGCCGGCAAGATCGCCCTGAAGGACCTTGCTATGCGCTACCTGCGCAACGGCATAATCACGGCGCTCCACAAGATCAACGGCGTCGTATATGGCTCCGCCACCGAAGTGCAGAAGGATGCCTGGCTGGCTGACAATAATGATAGGGTCCTGTTCGGCGCGGCCAAGGCCAACAACGCGGCAGACGATCACAGTGCGGCACTGGCCATGATCAACAACACCGACGATAAGCTGACCGGTTCGGTGATATCCCTTGCTAAACGGATGGCACAGACGGCGGCAACAGCCAATGGCGACGGCATCCGCCCCTATTCCTACGGGGAAGATCAGGAGACATTCGTGCTTTTCGTACCGTCACTCGCCTTCCGCGATCTCCGCGACTGGATGGTGACAAATGGCAAGTGGGACACCGCCCTGGAGCGGTCAAAGGACAATCCACTGTATTCCGGCCCCAACTCCATCGAATGGGACGGCGTTATCGTTCGGGAAATCCCAGAAATGCCGATCCTGGCCGACGTGGGTGCGGGTGCAGCGGTGGACGTTGCCCCATGTTTCCTGTGCGGCGCACAGGCTCTGGGCGTTGCCTGGGCGCAGCGGACCAAATCGACCATCAGGAAAGAAGACGATTACGGCTTCCAGGCCGGCGTCGGCTTCCAGGAACTCCGAGGTATTGATAAGATCCAGTGGGGCCAGGGTGGTGCCACCGCAATCGACTGGGGCGTATTTACCCTTTACGTTGCGGCGGAACCGGAAGCGTAATAAATACCACCATAGCATAAAGGGGGAGTGCTACCGCTCCCCCTTTGTTAAGGAGAGATCAATGAAATTCAGGTATATCGGTGACAAGGAAAATATGAAGGTGTTTGGCTATGATTTCTCAGGAGGGCAAACCCCGGATGTGACCGACGAAAACGCCATAAAGAGGCTGCAAGGGAACCATTTCTTCGAGGTAGTGGATGCATCGGGATCACAGGATAGCGGCGGATTCCTAATGGATGATCATACCCTTGAAGAATTCTCCGAACGGATATCCCAAAATATGACACAGGAGAGTGCAGAAGTCCAGATAGATCCGGCGCCTGAAGTTGAACAGCCCGGCGAATCTGAGAGCCTTTTCCCACAGGATAGCGGCGGCAAAAAAGGCGGCAAGAAATGACCTTCGATGATCTGGAACGCACGTGCCGCCGGGAAATCAATGATGAGACCGGTGTCGATAGCCAGCGCAGGGTGCAGGGTTGGCAGCTGCTGGCCTATGCCAACGAGGCGGAGGTTGAGGCGTGTATCCGTGCCAGGCTTCTGGTTGATTCCATATCCACAGACGTGTGCCGGATCACTGTCGAACCAGGGCTGGCTGTTTATACCTACGATCCCCGTATATTACTTATCCTCCGGGGCAGGATGGCCGGTGCAACCAGGCCGCTCTCAAAGGTGAGCCATACCATTATGGATGAGAGACTGCCTGGATGGGAGGATCAATCGGGCGAAGTCTTGGCGTTCGTGACTGGAATGAACACCGGCCGGATTATGATGTATAAAAAACCCGCCGAGGCGGGTACGCTCAATCTGACAGTGGTAAGACGCCCACTCAATGACATGGCAAAGGCGGGCGACTCACCGGAGATCAATGCCGTCCATCACCCGTCGCTTATCTTGTGGATGAAGCACAAGGTCTATAACAACCAGGATTCGGAACTGTTTGATAAAAACCGGGCCAATGTCCACTTGGCCATGTTTGAGCAGAAGTTTGGCCAACGGACGGCGGTCCCCCTTGACGTTTTCGACGCCATGCAGATACCGGAATTCACTCCGGATCAATATATATCGGATGGTTATTACTGATGGCTACAGTAACCTATAAACACTATCGCCAGAACACGGTTGATGACCCCATCAACGTAGGCGCTCCTGTCCCCAATGTCCATCAGACGGTCTACACGGAAGGGGTATCCCTGGTCAACGCGGACCCTGATAATGACGGCGGTTGCTCCATGCGACCGGGCTTCATTCAGAGGTATACCGGCAATGTCTCCGCGATGTTTGCCAACGACGATATTTTCCTTTTTCAGGACGGGACTTCCCTTAAATCTCTCAACGCAACCAACTATTCATCAGCCTTCATCCGCCTGCTGCTGGCGGGGACTGCCAATTTCGTTTATGTGAACGGCCTTGTTGTCTGGTCTGATGGAACGTCTATCCGCAAGGTCTATGGCGGGGCGGATTACGCTTTCACGGCTCCCACCGATGAGTTCAAGGTTGCGACCCCTGCCGGTTCCCCCATGTGCGTGTTCAATGGTCATCTCCTTATTGGTCAGGCGGACGGGTTTGTTGTAACCGATCCTGAGTCGGTGGATCAGATGGATAACCGTCAATGCCGGTTCCCATTGGGTGAGCCGGTTATACTCTTTGCCCCGGTGGATAACGGCATCTATATCAGTACCCCGACACGGTTTCTGTTTTTAGCCGGTTACGGACCCCCTCAATGGCTGGCTCCGGGCGCGGTAAGGGAGGTTTTTCACCATCCGGCCATACCAGGGACCGCCGTAAGGTTCAAATCGGACCTGACCGGGCTGGAGAATGTGAATGGCAACATGGTGGCAATCACAACCCCTGTAGGTATCTGCCACGGCCTCAATGACGGGATCTTTCTCAATGTGACCCAGGACAAGGACGCTCCCGGAGCGTCTTATACATCCGGCACGGCGGTTGTCAGGAAGTCTTCAAATGACCTTTATCACTATCTGGTACTCCTTAATGACGGCGCGAACTACACCGGCAGAGTGATGAATCTCAAGACCAACGGGACGGCCACCTATTCGGGGTATAACTTCAAGTCGGTTGTCTGCCACCAGGGGCGTTATTTCGGCTGCAATTCATCCGGGATATTCGAGTTTACCGGCAAGACCGACGCCGGGGCTCATATTAATGCAAGTTGGTCCTCAGGCGTGAATAATTGCGGAAGCGAGTTGCAGAAGTATTTCCCGGACGCCTGGATTACTACCCGCTGCCAGGGTGAGTTGGATTTTACCCTTGCGGTGGATGAAAAGACGGCATCGACCTACCGAGTTGATTACGCCAAGGGCCGGGTAGGCGTCCATAAGAAGAGGGTGCCGCTGGCCAAGGGTGTCAAGGGCGGAGTGGCGCAGATCGGTTGGAGAAACCGGAACGGCTGTGATTTCTATATCCAACAGACGGAGCTTGATGTTGTGGCTACACAGAGGAGAGTAAGATAATGGCCGACATTGATGCCTTTACAACTTATGTCCAGGGGAAGATATCCGATATTCAAAGTGCGGCTTCTGCCGCTGCTGATGACCTGAAGGCGACTGCACAGGGATATATCTCTCATTTCTATTTCAGTGCAATTCCCGCCTTTGCGGAAGGTGACGCCCTTGTCCACTTCACCCCGGCCAATATCACCATGGACACGGTTGCGCCCTACGATGCCCCTGATACGCCGGTTTTGTCCGAAACAATACCGATAATCGCTTCTCCCGATCCTATCGACATGACGGCTGCAAATGCGGCTCTGGCAGGATTCGATCCGGCATCCTACGACCCCTCGGCCATAAGCGGCGAAATCATTGATCTAGCCGACACCATCATGGGGTTGATTGACTCAGGAGGTCCGGGGATCAGCAACGATGTTCAGGCGGCATTGTGGGCTCAGAACCGGGCGAGAAGGCTGCAAAGCCTCGATGATGTTCTTCTACGTGTTCGCAACGAGAACGCCATGAGCGGCTGGCCGGTTGCTACTTCCATCCATGATGCAGCCGAGGCGGAGCATAGGAAGAAATATCAGGATGACGGGGATACCCTCAACAACAAGATCACCGAAATTCTTGCTGACAAGGCCCACCAGATGACGGTTGCCGCACTCAACCAGGGGGTTAGCCTTACACAGATCAAATCAAACCTCCAGGCTACGGTATGGCAACTATACTACTCCATGCAGAAGTTGATTCTCGATGAGGTTAATACCTTGGTGGACAAGGAAGTGAAGCGCCTCCAGGCCGACATCCAGAAAATTCTGGCCGATTACGAGGCGTACAAGACCCGCGTTCTGGTTGAAAAAGAGGTCAAACTCGATGTATTCAAGGCCCTTGCCAGCGGCGAAGAGATCAGGGTAAGGTCTGAAACGACACTGGCTGAAGCTGAGGCGGGCATTTCCATCCGTTCCAACGAGCTTCTCCTTTCCGCTGCCGAACGTGAGGCCCTGGCGCAGATCGAGATATGGAAGACCAATGTAAACACCCTGACCGAGCGCGGCAAGGCGGATATCCAAGAGCTTGTGATGAATAACGGGAACCGCGTGGACGCAGCCAAGACCCAGGCGGATTATTATAAGAACCTTGTCCTTGGGCTCACACAGATGGTTTCGACTCTTCAAATCAGCAAGCAGTAGGGAGGTAAGGGCATGTTCAGACCAAAAGGCGATGAGGGAATATGATCTACCCGGATTGGCTCTTAAACAGCGGCATGGTTGCCGTATACGAAAACCCTCCCCCGGATGTGTCTGGACTGTCGTATGCCAGCCGGGTCCAGGAGATTTCCAGCCTTTTCTATGTCGTTGAGAATAGAACGGTAGAGGTTCAAGACCTCGCCTATTCATAAGGAGTAATCATGTCGGCAACGATAAATTTCACGGTTCCCACCCCGGAAGCTGGCGAGGCGGCGGCGGTAAGCGTCAGATGGTACGATTCGGCGGACGGGATCACCTTCACCCTTCTCTCTTCGTCCCTTCTGTCAGCCCTTACTGAGGTTGATGGTGTTTATTCCTGGACTGTTGCGGCGGCTGATTCTTCCCATTACCAGCAGATCAAATGCGTCAGCGCCGGGGGGAGAGAAAGCGATTTCGGAGCGATCCTCCCGCCCATGCCGTCGAGCGCGGTCCTTCAGACCCTTTTCGGTACGGTCAAGGAGTTCGCTTCCGCTGTCTGGTCGGTGGGCGACACCGTAACCATGACGATCCAGCGAGACACCCTGGAAAACGGCCTGGTCCTGGAGCCGGTGGTTAAGACCGCCACCGTGAACGCAAACGGGCTCTTTACCCTGACACCCGATAAAGGCGCGGATGTGAATATCACCATAGCCGGGTCCGACGGGGTGATCTATTTCGACAAATCTTTCACTGTGTCCGATGACGACACGAAAGATATCAAGGACTACTGACCATGTTCGCATTGCCCAAGTGGTTAACTGATATAAAGGCCCTCCTGCCAACGGCTACGAGCAAGTTTCTCCGGCGCAGCGCGGGAAACGCCTGGGAGTTTGTGACGGTAGACAAGACACTGGTGGGCCTGTCCAATGTAACTAATGCCGCCCAGGTGAAAAAGGCCGCGCTTTCCACAAACAACATGGTCCCGAAATGGTCGGGTACGACGGGAGATGTCATAGTTGACGGTTATGCGGTTGGAACGGCTGCTAACAACCTTGTGCAACTGGACGGCAGCGCGAAGCTCCCGGCAGTGGACGGGTCGCAGCTTACAAATGTCACGGCGTCAAACGGATTGCCGGATTACGTTTATCAAAACATGGGGGTGATTTAGATGTCCACTCAAGCGCAATATGCCTCAACTCCTGCAACATTTATGGCCCAGGTGGGCGTCGCCAACACCAACCGGGATGGCTCCGGCACAATCGTTGATGTTTGCACCGGGGGCGCAAACGGGACGAGGATCGACGATATTGATATCGTCGCAGCCGGGACAACAACGGCGGGGGTCGTAAGGCTTTTCATATCCGATGGGACAAATACCTGGCTATGGAGGGAGATTTTGGTTACAGCGGCAACGCCCTCATCTACCGTAGCCGTCTGGTCGGCGACGTTGCGGAATCTGTCCCTGATCCTGAAAGCGAACTGGAAGCTCCGGGCCTCAACCCATAACGCCGAGACGTTCAACATCCTGGGGACACGGGCGGGAGACATCTGATGAACTCAGGACTCTTGCAGGGTTGTAGAGCTCCAGGCGACAAACCTCTCGATTTGCCTTTCCTGACAGACCTGACCGGGCTAAATACAGACTATCCGTTGAGAATTGGCGAGTCCGCTGTTCTATATTACAAGAGTGCCACGACCCTGCCGTTGAACATTGAGGTTCCGGTGGACGAGTGGGCCGAGTATCAGATGATTCTGAGCGGCGACCGCTCCGTTGCCACAAGCAGCAATGGTCCTATTCAACTATTGCCGAACAATGTCGTAACCGCCACCAATGCTGTAAGAATGCACAAGCAGTACCTCTTGTATGGCGGAAACCCGGCTGCGTATACGGCGACGCAGAATTACTTTTACATCGCGGAGGGGGTTGTCCACCATGCTGTAACCCACATATCGACGTACCGAAAGGCCAAAGCCCTTTTCTCCCGTATTGCCGTGGCGTTCACCGGCCCTGCGTATTACCAGATGGACGCAACATCGGCGTGGGAGGACTATACGACCCTCTGGAAGTCTCTTGGGACCCTGATAATACCATTTGCCCAATCCGGTCGAGTATTAATTCGCCGCTTATGTTAAGGAGCGCATATGTTATCATTCTGCGAATATGATTCTTCCGCTGCTCCGTTTGTAAGGCTCCGCAATGCAGCACGGCAGTATTGGGATTTCACGAATCTGGAATGGGACGCCAGCGAAAGCGCCGACACAAAGATCAACTATAGTGAGTCCGCGAACGGCGACGGCACAAGCCTCTATGTTGTCGATCTCACGCTTCCATCTGGCGGGCCATATATACAGGAGGCGGTTCTTCCTTCGGGTGAGGTCATAGCCTGCGACACCACAGCCCTTGACGCGGCCATGAGCCAGGCAGCAAGCCCACCGTCCGTTATTCAAATCAGGCAGGAGATGGACTCAAACAGCACGAAACTCGCCTACCTGGATGCGTCGGTTTCCAGCCGTTCAACCTATAGCGGTGGGCCGGTATTAAGCGTTACCGGCAACGTGGGCGGGTCGGTCGCCAGCGTTACAACCCCCGTGACTGTCGGGACGAACAACGACAAGTCAGGTTACAGCCTGTCGGCGGCTGGCGTTTTGGCGATATGGAACCAGGCGACGGCTGCGGTCGGTATCCTGGTCAACACGTTCGGGGCCAAGCTCAGGGATCTCGTTGTCGGGGCCGATAATGCCGTGAAGATATCTTCGGACGCACAGGACCTTTCCGCCACCCTCAAGGTGGATGCAAAGGTGGTTGAGGACAAGGCCGGGTATGCCCTGACAGCGGCCTATGACGCGGCCAAGACAGCGGCATCGCAAACATCGGTCAATTCGATACCCACCAACCCACTTCTTGTCGATGACGTAAGGCTAAACAATCTCAATGCGCCCATTGGCTCAATCCCTACTACTCCGCTTTTGGCCGCTAATTACACCGCTCCTGATAATGCTACCGTTGTCCTTATCCTGAATGCGATCCAGAACGCCGCTTATGGCCTTGCCCGCCTGGATGCGGAGATAGACGCGATTACGACTGCTGTGGCCGGGCTCTCCACCAACACCGACATGCAGACGCTCCTAACCAGGCTTTCCAATGCCAGGGCTGCGTTGATTGACAATCTCCAGTACCTTACGGCGGTTCCTGGGATCACAGCAGGGCAAGCAGCCATGTTGGAAGAGGCCAGGGACGAGGCGAAACTTTCCCGGCAGCTTGCGGGCAACAAGGCGGTTGTCTCCGCCGATGGTCTTATTGTGACCATATACGGCGACGATGCGGTAACGCCGCTCCATATTTTCGATATCTCCGCTGACCTAAAAACGCGGACACCACAATGACCTTCTGTAATAAACAGATAAACGGCGGCGACGAGTACCTTCCCTACGCCGACAAAATTCTGGGAAACCTGACCAGGAGAAGACTTGTCACCGACAAATCGACGTTGGCATGGGGGCCTACACAGGTAGACAATGCCATTATTTACGTGGTTTCGTCGGATGCGGGGGACCTGATAAGGATTGAAGGTTTGCAGGTAGGCTTTATCTGCCATCCACGCGACACTATCCGACAAGGAGGCACCACGCCAGCCGGGGCCAATATCCCTGGCATTCATACCTATCCGCTCGTAGATGACGACCATGGCAGCAGGGTTTTAAGTGTGGAAGCTGCCGCATGGGAGGTTACAACGGATGTCGAGAATTACGGCAACCTGGATTGGGCCGGGCCTAATAATAATGTGCTGACGTTCCGGGGGCCGTTCTCCAGGGTCTTCCCGCTGGATTCCCTGCTCAGTTTATCGGGCTACACCGAGTTTGATTATATGGAGATGGTGGACGGCCTGGAGATTTCCCATTATACGCCGTTCCGTGGGCTGATTTACCAGTCCGGGGAGCTTCTTAAAGAGTTTGCAGGTGGGAAGGTTTGCGGCTGTGCCGTCCATAAGGGTGCGCTTATCGCCATCGTCAGTTTCGATTATGCCGGGATTACGAACCCTGATGGCGAAACAGGCGGGTTTTATGATGAGGTGTGGCGCGGGGATGTGCGGATAGGCTACCGGCGCGGTGAGCGTCCGAGCCTGCCGTGGTATTTTAACAGCCTGGGGGATCAGGCCGTAAACGGTGGGACCATGTTGGTCGTGACAGAGGAAGAAGATTCCAGCTACTCGGCCAGGTTCGACATTATCGGCTCCGGCTACGGGAACCTGTTTACGACCATCTCCGGTAGCGACTGGAACATCTCCAAAAGCGGCGAATGGCCTATAGGGAGGGATTTTAATGGCAATCAGCCGGTTTACGCCACGCTCAAGATCGTCGCCAGCGAATCATCTTCCCATTCGATTGACGCACTACAACAACAGTACGAGGATTTGCCGGTGAAGTGGTCGGGCGAACCTGAGTTGATCGGGGTCTATCCCTATGTCGGGGCCGTCTATCAGGCCAGGAATATGTGTCCTGGTGTGACCTTTTCGGGTGACTGTCTTACCTTCGACGGGGCGAGGGTTGTGGCGATGAATGGCTGCTGTCCCCCCGTTACTGTGTCCGCAGAAGATAATTATGGCCATTCGGTACAGGTTGCCTATAACAAGACTTTGGCTCAGTTGCAGATAATCGGGGCTGCGGATGCGACCGTAAACGGCCAGTATTATTGCGCATCTATCACCGATAGCGACCCTCCGGTCGGGGGAGTATCATGGTCGTTCGATAAGGGGACCATCGACACAACCGGCAAGATAACCAGCATTAATGGCTGTTCTCCCGGAGAGCGCGGCGGGACCATAACGGCAACTGACGAGTGCGGGCGCACAGCGACAAAACAAGTCAGATTGCCTGATGGGGTTTGGATAACCACATGGGGGCCGTTTAGCGACGATAATTTGGGGTTCGAGAATTGCGAATATGGATCAGAGATCGAAATTTATTTTGACGCATGTAACAGGGGCCAAGGCCGCGCCTCATGCTGCCAGGGTCCGCCGGAAGACGGCAACCATGAGTTTGGGGATATATTGGCTGGTTGGGGAGCGGTATTCGGGTATAACGATTGTCAGGAGTGGCATGCACAATATTTATCACCGCCCGGTCACAGGGCCGGGACCGGAGTAAAGACCCAACAATACGTTTGTCCATAGGAACGATCATGTTGAATAATGATGGTGCGCGACTGAAACTGGCGATGGTGGAACCTTTTGATTACCGTGCTTTCAAAGACCGTTGCGGCGAGGAGGGTTTACCGGCGATGCCGCTGATGGAATACGCTCAGAAGCTAGGCATGGTAATGACGGCAAAGACCATGTACCCCGAATTGCCGGAGGCGGAGGCATACCGAAGGTTGATTGACGATTCGAGGGATGATGTTCTGATCGGTCAGGTCAGGAAGGTGAATAACCGTGTCTCTCAGAAAACGGGCTGTTGTGGAGGCGGCGGGGTGAGGTAATGGCGAATACCTGCGAAGGCGAACATTACGAGTGCGGCCAGGTCCGTAACTGGCCTACCGGGGAAACGAGCGGTAGCCACTTGGCGCATAACAGGGATGTCCTTATTACCCTGACTCTTGGCGATGCCGTTATAAAGATCGTGGAGCATAAGCGGACGTTTTCCATAGATGTTCAGGAGGGTTGGGAACTGACCGGCGACAAGTTTGTAATGAGCAACGGCATGGGTGGGTATTTCACATGCGCCGTGGAGGAGTCAATAAATCAGCACTCTATCTCCGAGAATCACAGCTATACGACCACTAAGCTATCGTTTCTGGATGCCCGGTACAACAACGCCATCGGCAAGGAGGTTATCGAGTCCCAGACATTCAGTTACTCGGGGTCCGACACGGCGGAGTTCAGGGAGGAAATGGGAAACGTCAATTTCCCCAAGTTCAAGATCATAAACCACCAGATCACCAGGACGACCAACTATTTCATCATCCTGAACGGTATCAGGACCGTTCTGCTCACTGAAACCGAGTCCTGGATAGAACACGGCGCAGAAAACCCGCTCATTATAATATGGCCCCTCCCCCCAAGTCTTGCCACCCCTATAGACGCAGATGTCCTTGAATATGGCTTTTACGACTATTATGGCGGCGAACCCGGAGAATCCCAGGTAAAAATCCGCCATGATGGTGGCGATGATTTCTATTACACCGACTGGATGAGGTTGATAGGCCAGCTTAACCAGGACGCGGACCAACAGGACGCCGACAACAGGTATTTTGCGTTCTACCTCCATGACACCCCGCCATACGCCCAGGCAATATTTCAGCCGGAAGTGTTCCATGAAGCCTCGCCGCTGGCCTCCATCGCTCAAGACGCGGCGGGGAATGTGTTCTATTCGGCCACAATGGACGGCCATACGTTCAACGGGCTGACAAACGGGGATTTAGCGGCTCTATTCCCGGAGTTCGTCAGCAATCCCAAATTTTACCCGGTAAGTACAATATGATAACGATCTCTGCCATTTTCGCGGCCTACATAATCACAGCGGTTCTTGTCAACGGCAATATATTTTACGGTTTCAGGAGATGGTTCAAGACCTGGACACCGTGGCTCTATAAGGGTGATCCCCTCAGGCACATGATCGACTGCCGGATGTGCGCGGGGTTCTGGATTTCTCTGGTTGTGACCCTGGCGACAGGTCTGCCGCTATGGGCATTTTTTATAATTTATGGGGCAAGTTATTTCCTGGCAACCCTTGAGCGATAACATGAAAGAATTAAGTTTGACAAAAGGGAAAGTGGCTTTGGTTGATGATGATGATTACTCACATCTTGCAACGATTAAATGGTTTTCCATGAAACATAAAATGAATAATGGTGAATCATTTTATGCTCTAGCAAGTTTGCCCGGTATAGGAAAAAATGTAAGGCAAAGAAGGGTAAAACTACATCGGTATATTCTTGGCATTAATGATCCCAAAGTCCAAGTAGATCATAAAAATGGGGATACTCTCGACTGCCGAAAAATGAATTTGAGAATAGCCACTCATGCACAAAACCAGCAAAATAAAAAGAAAAGTCCTGGTAAGCAGTCGCAGTTCAAAGGAGTGCGTAGGAGTATATCTAAAAGAAACCCTTGGCGAGCTTATATTAAACCAAATTCAAAATTAATAAATCTTGGCCAATTTCCCACGGAACGGGAGGCAGCCATTGCTTACAACGTGGCGGCTGTAAATTTTTATGGCGAATACGCCAGATTAAACCAGGTTTAAGAGAGGTGACAAATGGCTGTATCAACACTATCGGATATGTGGGAAAGCAATTTCAGGCTGATCGGCGACCTGAAGGACAAAGCCCTGGCGGCGATGAATCGCCTGGAGGAGTTGGCCAGGTCCAGTACGACGGCGATCTATCACGGACCTATCCAGATAAACGATATTCCAGAGCTTCGGAGCATCGACATCTCGACCCTTCCCACCGTGGCCGAGATCATGGGGAGCATTTCGGATATCACGATTGATCCCTTCCCGGAGGCTCCCGGCGACATGGCCCAGTACAAGAGGCATGTGTGGGCGGATTCGACCCTTGGCACGTTAAGCACGGCCCTTATGGCTTATGTCAACTCCATGGGGATTCCCGATCAGACGTTCCAGGATGCCATTTTTGACGCGGACAAGGAGCGCAAGACCAGGGCTCTTTCCGATGCCCTGGATGTCATAGCGGCGCAGACCTCCGGGCGGGGCTTCAAATACGCCAACATCCAGACAAACGCGGCCACGCTGGAATTGATGGAGAAATACCAGTACGACCTGGAGAACCAGAGCCGGGAGATCACCAAACTCGTTACCGAGTGGGCCAGGCAGAATTTCCAATTCGGCATACAGCAGGGAATCGCAATCGAAAACCTCCAGATGGATTTTGCCATCAAGTACGCCGACCTGATTATAAGGCAATACGAGGCCCTGTTACGGGCGGTCCTGGAGAAATACCGGGCGCAGGTTGCGGCGGAGCTTGAAGTTCTGCGGAGCAAACTGGAGGCTATCAAGGCGCTCATTGACGCCATGAAGGCTCAGTCTGAAATAACCGTTGACGAGCAGAGACTAAGGCTGGAGAAGGCCAATATCCAGGTAACGGAGGCCCTTGGACGGTTCCGAGGAGCCATAGAGGATTTTGGGAACAACACCATGCGGCAGATACAGGCAGCGGCGCATTTCGCGGGTACGGCTGCCGGAATAGTCCAGGCGTCAACCAATTCCGTGCTTGGGGTTATGACGACAAAGACGGCTTGATGTGAATGATAAGGAGGCAAGACCATGGCAAAGACAGCGCAACCAATAGGATGGCCGACAAATACCGGAGCTCCGGTGAATTTTGACAACCCGATCCCGACGAATAATTATAATTGGAACTCGGGAATAGCCCCGGCCAATATGCTGCCGAAACAGCAGGCACACCCCCTGGGCGGGTTCAGTAATCCGAAGATGCCGCCTCCGCCCATCGCCCCCGCTCCGGCCCCTCAGCAGACAGCGAATAAGGCACCTGATGTCATACAGACGCCTCCCCCTACGATCCGTAAACCGCTGACCAACGCGACGGACAAGATACCGGTGATTGAGCCGCCACAAAATGTAGGGGCGCTTCGTGAAGCGCCCGGTATTGCTGATAAAGGCAGCGGCTTTGCCGTTGTTGACGGCAAAAGGATCAACTACCAGGATATCGGCGGGGCAAACGATCCGCTTAAGAGCCGCGGTGGATACGTCATGCCCGGCAACGGCTCCGCCACGATCATGCCGAGCGGACCGGCGGGCGTTCCCCCCATCGGCGGCGACAAGTGGAGCTTCCTGGAGGATGGGAGTGCTCTTGGTTCGCGCAGGGCAGCGATTGCCCGTAAGATGGGTTATGTGCCGGCCGGTTATGATGATGACCCGGACAAGTGGGATGCCGCCATGGCCGCACAAGCCGCGCAGTTTGCCCATGCGGAAAACCAGGGGGAATATATCCGAGGCAGGCTGGCCATTGAAGCTCCGGTGTCCGCAGCTCAGGCAAAACAGATCGAAACGCAGACGGGATTGGCTCCTGACATCGCCAAGGCGGGGATAACCAAATCCCTTTCCGAGGCGGAGAAAGAGAGGGCTTTAGCCGCGAACCCGGTAAAGAACCAGTTCAACAGGTCTGAACTTATGGCCAAGTTCATGCAGACCACGAAGGACCCATACACCGCCGAGCTTCTCACCAACTGGGAGGAGTTGAAAAACAACGGCAACGCCCACCCGGTAAACTGGACCTATCAGAAAACCGTGGATAAGAAGATCCAGCCCTTCTCGGTGACAGGATATATCCCGAAAGAGAGGGCCGGGGAGTTGCGGAAAATAACACAGCATATGAGTGACCTCTACAAACGCCACCAGGCGGGCGATATTGACTTTGACGCCTTCGACCGGGAGAGGACGGCGACGGAAGAGCAGTTAAAGCAGATGGGGCTTTTAGTGAAGGGGAATGAAAAACCCCTTTTGGAGTCGTGATATGGGACTTTTCGAGGATATCCAGGCGAAGGTTTCCGCCGACATAGAGGCCAGAAAACCTAAGACTGTCCAGCCGATTGGCTATGACGGCGGAGCCGATGAGTTTGTCAGGCAGTCGAATGAAAGGCTTAATGTCCCGTCTCAGATGGGCGTCCTTGAGGAATTTGGCCATGGCGTCACCCGTGGTTACCAGCAGATGTCGGCTGGTCTTGGCGGGGCAATCCGGGCTATAGGCGATGTTACAGGCATAGAGCCGATATCTGAGATCGGCAAAACTACCGCCGATTACTGGAATGAAAAAGCAGCGCAGAATGTGAGTTCCGCCCCCTCAATCGAGAACGTGGAGGGAATCGGCGACATAATGCGGTACGGCGCCAGGGCTACAGGCGAGTTTCTACCTCAGATGGCGGCTGCCGTGGTTGGGGGAGCCGTCGGCGGGGTGCCTGCCATCGCAGCCCACACACTGTCACAGGAGATGGGGAGTATTTACAACGACCAGCCAGAAGGGGAAAAGAACATCGGCCGGGCAGTTGCCGGGGCGGTCCCCGCAGCCGCGCTTGATGTTATGCCCACGGCCCATCTGTTGAGCCGTACTGGAATACTCAAGGCGCTTCAGGGCAAGGCAATCGAACAGGGGCTTAAGCACCAGGACGTATTAAAAGCGATTGTTAAGAACGCCGGGGTACAGACGCTGGAGGAAGTGCCGACTGAGACTTTACAGACGGCCTTTGAGCGTTTCGGCGCTTCAAAGGAGTTGTGGAGTCCGGAAGCGAAAAGCGAATATCTGAATACGGCAGCATCGACAGCAATGGGTATGGCACCCATCGGCGGTTTTGGCGGCGGAGTCGGAGCGGTTGTAAATAATGCGCAGGTGAAAGCGCAAGAGAAGTCAAAGTCAGGAGAAGTGCAAGCCCCGGCAACGGCAGATGGCGAACAGTACGACCCGGAGACCGGGGAGATAATAGAAAACCAGGTTGAAGGTGGAGGGTTGAAGGTCGAAGGGGAAACACAACCTGTAGGGACGTTTCGAGAAGCGCCCAATGAACCGCCCATCACTCCCCCACCAATAACGGCCAACCCCTTGGTTGAGGCGGCAAGGGCTGGAGGTACGCTTTCGCGGGCGCTCGTCGAGAACGGCATGGGCGATGTTGCACCCATCGCCGATGTAGGGGCGCAACGCGTTGCGCCCGAATTGTCCGAGGCCCTTGCCTGGGCCAAGGGGAAGCCGGGAATGATGCGGGTCACCAACGAGTCACCGGAGAGCTATAACAAGCGAGTGCTTGATCAATATACAAAATACAAGGCATTACCTGCCAGTAACCAGCAACCAATAAAGGAGGTGGTTCCCAATGCCGAAGAAGCCAGTGCCGAAACCGGGCGGCAAGAAACCGGGCGGGAAGGGCTGTTAGAAAAGCAGGGTGAAGGTGGAAGGTTGAAGGTAGAAGGAGAAATCGGCCCGAAGTACGCCAATGAACGGATGGTGAATCCTCAGACCGGAGAGATTAAGTATATAAAGCCGGAGGATGTAGCCAATCATTTTAATGCGGGTTGGAGACCTGTAGGGGCGCAACAAGTTGCGCCCTCTATTGAAGGAGCCGCCAATGAAGGGAAAACAGGAAAAACCGGAACCGTTCCCGCAAAAGGAGAAGCAACCCCCCAAACAGTGTCCCAGGTGCAGGGATTGGATGGACGCGAGAGCGGTGAATTGCCCCAGGTGCGACCTGCCAATGTTGAATCTGCCGGAACAATGGACAACGTAGGGACCCGCACCCCCCTACCATCCTTTAATGTCATCGGCAAACACCCGGACGGGAAAGAGACGACCTATCGCGTCCAGGCAACGGACGCCAATTCCGCCATGCTGGAGGCGGATCGACTCAACCCCGGATTTGATTCCCATTCGGCTACGGAGATTACAACAAAACCCGAAGGGCAAAAATCACCTTCAACCGTCAACCGTCAACCTTTAACCTTGAAGTCGAAGGTCAACCCTGAAAAAGACGATATCGCCCAGGCAATAGCAAAACTGGGCGGCATAGACCGGGCCGACGCGGAGAGACAGTGGGGCACCTCTATACTGCAATCCCCGGAGTGGTCGAAAAAATCGAGATGGGGGAATCCGGTCTTCCGCCGTAACAATGGGGTCACCATCGATAAGATGGCCGAGGCCCTGGCCGGTCATGGTTACCTGCCGACGGACGAGAACGGGAAGGCGGATGTAAGGGCGCTGGAGGATATGCTTGACCGGTACAGCCGAGGCGAGAAGGTGGAAGCCGCCACAAAGAGCAGTTACGACGCCGAGGCCGAGGCCCTGGAAAAGGAGTACCTGGCCCGGTTCGAGGATCTGACCGACGATGACCTGAACGAGATCAGTTATTGGGATTTCGCCCAGGACGAGCAGAATATCATCGAAGAGATTTACGACGCTGCTCCCGACTTCGAAGGGCTCACCCCCGAAGAGGCGGAGGCCCGATATAACGAATACGCAGAAAGCATAATGGAGGAGATAAATGAACTCACAGGTAAAACGAAAATTGATGAAAGTCCCGCCGGAGAGACGCAAGAAGGTGGCGAGGGCGGCACTGGAGTTGTCGAAGAGGCAGCTGGAGAAGAGACAGCAGGCGGCCGAGAAACTGCTGCAGACGAAATCCCCGGCCACTCTTTAGGAAATCCCCCCCACCCCCCCTTTGCCAAAGGGGGGGACGTAGGGGCGCTTCGAGAAGCGCCCAGATCTGCCCCGCATTTTAAAGGCGCAGCGGCATACCCCGGTAGCCCTGACAAACTCGCCATCAACGAAGAGGTCCGAGTTACAGCAAAAGAGGCTCAGGAGATAGCTGACTATTTTGACAAGGGGAGACTTCACAGGCTTACCCACCGGGATTATTTTGGAAGCGGCGTGGATCATGGCAACCCTAAGTACGGTCATAGGTTTAGATTCCAGTCTTCTCCGGTAAGAGGGATTACCTCATTCTCAATCAACGGCGATGATCTTATTACCAGTGTTAAAGATGAAGCCGCACAGGGTGACGGTGTTCTATATGCAATTCGGCCCGAGGACATCGGCGGGGAGTTTGTGGTTGTCCGCAAGTCGGACAATTCGGTATTTCTCTACTCCAACTCTCCGGTTGACACCGGCAAGGCTGAGGTTATTGCGCATGGCCTGGCTTTGAAGGCAAAGCATGAGGCGCTTCAGAACAAGGTAGACAGGGTTTACGAACTGGATATGGAGGATGAGAGTGATATTCAACAGGGAGAAGCCGAGGAAGAAACCGAAGTAGGGGCGATTCGAGAAGCGCCCGAGAAAATCCCGACCGAACCCGAAAAAACCGGCGCTCAAATTTCGCCTGTAGAGGGAGAAAAGACGGAGACGAAGGGTAAGCCCTTGCCACAAAAGGACGTGCGAAAGGAACGTATCAAAGCGTTTAAAGAAAAATATGGATATGTGGAGGCCGGCGACCAAGAACCAGCGACCAGCGACCAGGAAAAACGCAAGTCCAAATTCACAGAGACCCGCCGGAAGCATCTCGAAACGAAACTGCTGGAGGCGAAAGACAAGAAGGAGATAGCCCGGCTGCAAAAGGCGCTGGAGGGGTTGAAAAAAGAGACCGCTCCCGCCTTCCCCGAATTTGATAACGTCCGCGAAAATATGGAGAGAAAGACGCGGGAAAAGGGAATATTGACCGACGAGAATTATCCGGAATACAGGAAACTTGCCCAGGCGGTTGCCGCCGTTGAAGGTAAGGATTCCGTTCGTCCTGAGGATGCAGCGGAGGCAATACAATATATACAGGCAAATAGAGAAGATTGGCGCAGCGGTTATGAAGGGGAATACTTGCCGCCGGATTACTATGCCAGAAAGAAGATGGTTTTTGACAAGGCCGGCATCCCCCTTGCGCCCATGGATAGGGTGTTGTGGAGCGATCTGTCGGAACAGCAACGCCGGAATGCCCTACACAGCCTTTTCCCGGAGATGGATGAAGAGGGCAGGCTTGCGCTTTCCGACCATGTTGAAAGAAGAATGCCCTACTGGACGGACGAGGAAGCCCCGAGGGAGGTGAAACCGAAAGGAATCAAAAACCAGGACAAGCCGCTGGTGACCGGATTCACAACCAAACCCACTGGCTTCCCTGATGGCACATGGTATGTGATAGATCCAGAAGGCGAAGTCTGGAGGGGCGACAAGGCCTATGGAGAGATGCCGCCACGATTCAAGACCGCTGAGGCGGCAAAGGCGAAAGCGCAGAAGTTGTCGGCAAAGATCGAGGACTTCGGCGAGAAGATCGGAGGGGCGCGGAAAGATACCTCCGAACGCGGCTACACCAAAAGCGGCAAGGCAAAAGAGGAAGAGACAGCGGAGCCGTGGCGCAAAAAGTATGTGGCCATGGAGAAGGTTGACGGAAGCGGCTGGATAATCGGCAAGGCGGGGGATTCTTTCGGCATCAGCGCCCGTAATTCACAGATCTTCGCCACGCAGGAAGAGGCGGAGGCGGCTATCCCGGTATTTGCCGTGGCGGAGAAGCATTTCGCACAGAGAAACCAGGACGACACCTATTCCATCTACAAGAAGACCGGGGAGCGGAAGCGCCTAAAGGTAGTCAACATGGATTTCGTCTCCCGCGAGGAGGCCATGAAGTATATGGCGACCCATGCGGTGGAACTTCTGAACCAGAAGACATCCTTCGGCGAGGAGATTCTTCCCGCACCTGAACTGGCGCAGAGGAAAGGCCCGGAGCGGCGCAAGGGACCGGCTACCCCCGAGATGTTCATGGAGACCTTCGCACCCCGAGGAATCGAGTTCGGTAACTGGAATAACCAGGAAGAGCGCCAGCAGGTCATGAACCATGCCTATGACGGCCTGCTCGACCTGGCGGAGGTGCTGGGCGTCCCCCCTAAGGCGCTTATGTTGAACGGCGATCTTGCCATTGCCTTCGGCGCTCGCGGCCAGGGGCTTGTCGGGGCCAAGGCGCACTATGAGCTGGATTACGGCGTCATTAACCTGACCAAGATGAAGGGCGCCGGGTCCCTTGCCCATGAGTGGTTTCACGCACTCGATCACTACCTGGGGCGACTCGATACTAAGGCCAAATCGGAGAAGGAACAGAACAAGCGGGGAGATATGGTCTACCCCGAATCTTCCCCTTCCAGGAACTTCCTCTCCCATGGGGAGAGCTATAAATCCAAGGCCCGCCCGGAACTTCTGGCCGCCTATAAGAATATCATTGAGACGATGTACAAGAAGGCGGAGCAGTATGTGGAGGACACGGAAAAGGCGGACAAGTTTGTCGGCACAGCCAGGGAGGAGTTGAGAAAGCAACTTGATGGTATCCGCAACGACCTTGCCAGGGACAACACATCGTATTCCAAGGCAAAGGGAGGATACCGGATAAGCGATAAGGGCCTGAAGCCGGCATCAGCCGAGCAACTGGCGGAGTTTGACCGGCTGGCGGATATCCTGGTTGAAGGCGGCGGCCTTGAGACTTCGTTCAGGTACAACAACCAGGAAGCTGAGAAGCCGGAAACAAAACCTGCGGGGATGAAGCGTGCCGCGTTCGGCAGGCTCATGTCCGGCCGGCATTCCAACGACACCTTGGACGCTATCAGTGCCATCTACAAGGCGGTGCGCAACCGGTCGGGCTTTGCCAAGGAGGGGCATGGACCTCTTGACAGGTTGCGAAGTTATATGAGCCTCTATGCCGCGCGGCTCAAGATGTTCGAGGATGCGAAGTCTGGAACGGAGAAGACAAAGAAGGTCCCCACCTTATTCGCCATGGAAGCGAAGAAGATGGACCAGGCCAGAAGCGGGGATTACTGGAGCGAACCCCACGAGATGGCGGCGCGGGCCTTTGCCGCTTACGTCGAGGACAAAGTGGCGGAAGCAGGCGGCCAGAGCGATTTCCTTGTCTACCATGCCCACGGCGGGATTCTCCTCCCCATGATCGATGGCTTTGTGGCGCGGCCTTACCCGGAGGGGAAGGAGCGTGAGGCCATAAACGGCGCGATGCAGAAGTTTGTGGACGCCTTGAAGACCGAGGAAACCGAAAAGGGAATTAAAATCTTTGAGCCGGGGACGGTTTATGGTATAATAGATAAAGGAGAGACAAGCTATGAAATCCAAACCGTATCCGATGGAGAAGGAAAGCCTGAATCTTCCGTCAAGGAAGAACATGGGGACCTGGACCGAGCAGGAAGGGTACGGGAACAGCTCGCACTCTTCACCCCCGCCGAATCCGAAACGCCCGCCCAAGAAGTAGCCGACGAGATCAAATCCAAGCAACCCGCGCTTTACGCCAAGGCTGAAAAGTTCGCCACCGGGGTAATGCGCTCCGCGATCACCCGCATAAAGACGGCCGCAGATGCCGCGCACATTGCCCTACCCCTTGCGGATATGGCGCAGGAGCACATGATTGCCATTGTCACGGACCAAAAAGGGAAGGTCCTGGGCGTGGTTCAGCACACTACCGGAGCGCTCAATCAATCCATCGTCCACCCCCGCGATCTCCTGGGGGTATGCCATGACTTCCCCGGCGCGGCGGCGGTATGGCTGGCCCATAACCACCCCTCCGGAGACCCGACAAGTTCACCGGAAGACCGGATGATGACCGAGCGGGTCGAGAAGGCTGTGGCAGGGTCCGGATTGGAATTGAAGGGACATATCATAGTCGGTAAAGACGGAGTGTTATTGCTTAATGAAGGTGGATGGGGCGAGAATGTAGCCCCCGCCGAAGGTGAGCGAAAACGCAGTATCCCGACATACCAGAGGCGGATTCTGGAAATAGCCTCCGACCGGCCAAGGCTCACATCGCCTGAAATGCTGAAAGAATATCTGAAGCAGGAAAAGATAAATGAATCGGGCTTACTGTTTGTGGACGGCAAGAACCGGCCAACTACTTTCCTCCCAATGACCGAAGCGGAAATGTCGAAACTAAAAACCGGCCAGGCGGATACCGGTTCTTCACGGATCATGCGCACGTTCCATGAAACCAATTCGGTGTCGATGATCGCCATTGTCGATGGAGTTGATTCGGGGAGGCCGGCAGTCTCGAATATAGCCAGTTTCGGAAATGTTCTAGGAGTAAAAGTCCTTGATGGGATTTCTCTTGCCGACGGCGAGAGTATGGTGAGACGTGGGGTAATGCCGGCCGGAGCGGATGTGTTTTATTCCAACCCGATGCTCGATCCCGCCGTGATCGTCAAGGAACTGGCCGGGCTGGCGGGGAATATCAAGGCGGCCATGCCGAAGCTCGTTGAACTTGGCCGGTATGTCAAGGAGCAGGGTGCTGTCAAGTTTGATGAGTTTGTACAAAGGATGAAACAGCACTTGCAAGAACTCTGGCAGGCCTTCAAGCCATACATGTTGAACGTCTGGACGAAACTCCAAGAGGAACGGGGAAGCGTTTCCATAATAGTTAAAAAGGATATAGAAGGATGGAAAGAACAGATCCAGAAAGCAAATAATGGAACTATTCCCCGCACACAACCACTTGTTGTCGGCCATACGCCCAAGGTGCTCAAGGATTTGAGGATCAAGGCAGATGTGGTTGCCATGACGCAACGCATTCTGGAAAAAGTGTTGACAGGAAAATGGGGCAACCGAGAACCGATTTCAATAGAGGAAATAGAACGACTGCCACAATATCTGCATGACCCGGTGGCAATTTACGAGGCTTCAGGAGAGCAAAACGAAGGGGCACTGACGGTCATAACTGACATGAAGAATACAACAGGGAAACCTGTTCTTGTGGGAATATGGCCGGATCAGCCACATGGTAGAGCGCTGGTAAACTTTGTGGCGACGGCATATGGGAATGAAGAACTTACAACCAAGATGAAAGAATGGGAGGAGAAGGGCTTACGACTTTACCCAAAAAACAAGCCCCTCGCCGACATGACTTCCAGGATCGCAATGTCCAGGAGTGAGAGGTCAGCAAAAGGCTCTGATAATATTAAACCGCAATCTGATGAAAATGTCAAGTTTGTTCTTCGCGAAAAGGTTCCCCAGTGGGACGCCATGGACCTGTCACATGGCGATGTGATGGAGTATTACGGACTGCCTGATGACGATTACGGCGGGGCCGGGACACTAACATCTCTGAGCCAGTTGAAGACGCTGGGGATATTCGACAAGAAGAACCTTGCCATCACCGACCAGACCCCGGCCACATACCCGCAGTTTGCGGCGTCGAAAAACAAGCAATTGATGGGGTTGAAAGCCTCTACGGTGGAAGATGCCTTCCGGCCCATCTACGATAATCTGAAGAACGCCCCGCCCTGGCAGGTGGTCCAGAGCGTGGAGGATCTGCCGAAGACAGTTCTTACCGAGGCGGAGAAGCGGGGAATCTTAAGGAGCAATCTCCAGGCGGTCTATATCGGCAACAAGGTCTACTATGTGGCGGACAGTTTCCGATCTGTGGACGAGGCGAAACAGATTATCCTGGAGGAGGTGGTTGTCCATCACGGCCTGCGGGGGATCATGGATAAAAGCGCCTATGAGCGGAACATGCTCCAGGCGGCCTTGTGGTACGCAAATAAAAATACAACGGCATGGAAGGAAATCGGAAGCCTCTATAAACTTGACCTGAAGAGCAGGGAGGGATGTATCGAGGCGGCCGAGGAGATGCTGGGGAGGGATGCTCGAGAAGGAAAGGATTCGACCGTCCTCTCCCGAGTGATCGCCGCCGTCAAGGAATTCCTGCGCAAGATCGGCCTGAACGTGAACTACGGCGAGGCGGAGATCCGCGAGATCATAGGCAAGGCCCGGAGGTTCGTGGAGGGGAGAGAGGCTCCGGCCGGTAATATGGAAGTCAGGTATGCCGCAGCCTGGCATGGCTCACCCCATGACTTCGATAAATTCTCCGCCAGTGCGATCGGGACCGGCGAAGGGGCGCAGGCCTACGGGCATGGGCTTTATTTTGCGGGGAAGAGGGAAGTGGCGGAGTACTACAGGGATAAATTTAATCATAATATAATGGTGATGCCTGATGGTAAAGAACTAAAAAGAGGCGATTCTGTGGCGTGGTTGTATCCTGAAGCGCCTCTTTCGTGGCGCACAGTTGTCCAAGATGTGCTTGACCATGGCGCGGATGAAAATGCACTTAAACATCGAACACGTCAAAATTATGAAGCAATGCGTTATGGCGCAACCGGCCAACGGCTTAAAAAAGCCCGCGAGTTGATGGCCGCGTGGAGACAGCTACAGGCCGCTCCTATTCAGTTTAAAAAAAATGAATCCGCAAAGATCTATCATGTCGAGCTCGCCCCAAAAGAAGATGAATACCTCCTATGGGATAAACCGTTGAGCGAGCAGAGTGAGAAGGTGAAGGAGGCTATTAATAATCTACCGCACTATGACCGGAGTTTGACGGGCGAACGGCTCTACGAATCTCTGGCTAGTGAATTTCGGAGTAAAGGCGGGCAAGAATACGTTTCGAGCCTAATGCATTCCCTCGGCATCCGTGGCATAAAGTACCTGGACGGCACCAGCCGGGATAAAGGCGAAGGCAACTATAACTACGTCATCTTCTCCGACGATGACGTAACTATATCCGCCAAGTTTGCCCTTGCACAAAACCTGGCCGATTACACGGAGCATTTCGACGGGGCGAAGACATGGGAGGGATTGAAGCGCCTCATAAACCCCTTTGACTGGTCCCGGCTCAAAAAGAGCGCGGAGGAGATAACACCCACCGGGATCCAGAACGGCGCGGCGCATTTCCTGCGCAACCCCTTCTTTGCGGCCGAGGCCGACGAGAACAAGCGGCCGTTTGTGGATACCGGGATCGAGAGGGAGGAGACGAAACTCGACCATATGCTGAAGTTCTTCGGCTGGAAGGGTAATAGGGAAGAGACCCCGAACGTCATGGAGCGGCTGAAGAAGACCTATACCCAGTGGGAGACCAGCGACCGGACCACGGAATGGGGCCGGATTGTCGACCGGTTCCAGAAGCTATCCGTAAAGGACCGCAAGGGAGTCGATCTCCTCCTCTACCGAGGTGACGTGGACGGGAAGGTGTTCCCCGATTACGAGTCGGTCAAGGGTGATTCGCGCTTTGCCGGGGTGAGCGAGGCCGCTTTCAATGTCTATAAAGAGGTGAGAAACCACATCGACACCACCGTTGCCGATGCCATTGAGCAGATTTCTAGGCAGTTCATGGTGGAGGCCGGGACCCCTGCCGACGTTATCGAAAAGCACATCTCCGATTACCGGCGGGAACTCCGGAAACACAAGGGTTGGCTGCCTAGGAACCACGGCCAGGGAGACCGCCAGGTCAACGTCTACCATGTCATAAACAGCATGAAGTGGCGGCAGAATCACTACAAAGACAAATCGGTCTATGTGCTGCCCTATTATCCGGGAGCGGAACTTGCTGATAAGATAAAGTCAAGCGCGGAATTCAGGGGGCTAAAATATTGGCAGGATTCAAGGGGTCGGCAATACGTTTCTACAGATGGCGACCCATATGAAAATATCAGGAAGGAATTGAAAGACCTTAGGTCAAAACTGAAGGTCGTCAGGCTTCCGAAGAAGGATAGGGATGCCTTCGCCTTCGATATTGAGCAGAAGAATAAAGAGATAAAGGCCCTCAAGGAAAAACTGGCTGGCCGGTTAAAGAAAGAGGAAAAGGAAAAGGTTCTAGCCGACATAGAGAGAAAGACCGACGAAATCGCCAAAAAGGTAGCGGAGTATAAGCAGTTTTCCAAAGAAGAGAAAGAAAGAATTAAAAAAGAGATAGCCGAGAGGGAGGAAATCCTTCCGGGGATGGCTTACCGGTCTCCAAAAGAGCATTTAGAGAGTTTCCGCAAGCATTATGATCAATTTTTTGATCGATATTATAGAGACCGCTTACTCCTTATTCATGACCTGAAGGAACAGATCAGGCAGGCGAAGGAGGATAGGGAATCGGCTACCGTCATTGGCCAACTTGAGCAGGAGCTAGCCAAATTAGGGGACGGCAGGATAAAGGTCAAGGTCTACATGCGGCTCAATGAGACTAAGCGCCGGGCGGACAAACACCTGGCGGAGGTGAAGGCGGACCTGAAAAAGTTTATCCCTGAGAGCCACATCGACGGGGAGAGATACGAGGTCTCCAGTAAATTCGCCGACCAATTGACCGAGGACATGTACGGCGATATGAGAAACGACTTCGCCATGGAGCAGGCGCAGCTTCACGCCATCGAATACGCCTCCAAGCGCGGCGATATCACCAAGAAAGAGGCTGCGGAGATGAGGAACGCGATCCTCCGAACCACCGCCGAGACGCTTATGGCCCGAGGCTCGGGGGCGCACCAGATACGCAGGGCGAACTACCTGATCGAGGGGTACGACAAGGAGAATACGCCGCAGATCTACCACGATTACATGACCGGCGCGGCGGGAATGTTGTCCAAGGCCCGCTATGCCCACGATCAATTCGAGAACTTCCGCATGGCCAAGCCGGAAGTGAAGCCCTGGGCCTATGACTATATAAAGAGTAATCTCCGCAATATGGGATATGCCGATTCGGTCTCGGGGAATCTCCGGGCGGTGGCTTCGTTCATGTATCTCGGTTTCAAGGTCTCCTCTATGGTGATCAACGCCACCCAGCCCTGGACCCTGGGTGTTGCGGAACTGGGACGGCATACCAAGAGGAGTGCGGTCTATGCCATAGGCAAGGCCCAGAAGGATATCTTGAGCGGAAAAAGGGCGAAAAAGGAAGGCGACAGCGGACTCACCGAAGAAGAGTTCAGGCTGTTCAACTCCAAGATATTCAAACTGCAGGAGATGGAAACGGCGGTGCATGAGATGAGCGGGACCATGGCCGGGACCACCGGCAAGACGTCCAGGTTTTTCCGGACCCTGACCGACAAGGCCCTTGCACCCTTCCAGGAGGTGGAGCTCCTGAACCGCAAGACCATGATCCTGGCGGCGTACCGAACCTTTGTGGCGGACGGGATCTCCGAGGCTAATTTACTCTATGATGGCCGGCCGCTTCCTGAAAAGGCGATGAACGAGATACACATGACGGCCATGGAAAAGGCCCTGGATGTGAATCGGGCGGTGAATTTCGAGATGAGTAGGGCGAACCTGCCGGTCTGGGTGCAGGATCATCCCATCATGGGCAGGCTCCCCTATGCCCTCCAGTCCTTCATGTGGAACAACTGGAACTGGATATACAACCGTCTCACCTCTGGACAGAAGGAGGACATGAAGGCGCTTATCCGCTATGCGGCGGCCATGGCGATCATCGGCGGTGCGGCGGCGCTTCCCGGCTGGGATGAACTGGACAAACTCTACCAAAAGCTGTTCGGCAGAAGCCCGAAACTGGACCTTAAAGAGTGGACAGGGAGGTATGCGAAGGAGTACGGCACGGTGGGCGAGATGGTGAACGGCTTCGCATGGCACGGCCTGGCCTCCGCCGGCGGGGTCAATATTTCCAATGCGATCCGCCTACAGATCCCCATAGTATCGCCCATACTCTCCGGGGAAACCCTTCCGGAGGCGGGAGGCGGGGTATTCACCGGCCTTGTTCAGAAGGGAATCAGGGCTGGAACTGCGGCCAGCCGTGGAGATATCTACCGAACCGCCGAAAGCCTGGCGCCGGAGTTTATCGCCGGCGGCATGAGGGCTTATCGCATGGCGACGGAAGGGGCAACCACCGGAACCGGCAAGGTCCTTTTTGACGAGCACGGCAAGCCCCTGAAGATGACTCCCGGCGAGGCGGCAACCAGGATGCTCGGCTTCCAGCCCTCGGAGATTTCGGAACGGAGCGAGATAACGAATACAGCAAAGGGATTGGCTACCTTCTGGAAGGGAGAACGGGACGATCTTCTTACCAAACTCAGGCTCTCCGCGCCTGGAGAAGAGAGACGAAAGGCGATGCTGGAAATAATCCGCTTCAATACCCGGCTGAGGTCATCCCAGGTTGACGGGCTTATATCTCCCATAAAGACGGAATCCATCAAAAGGGCATTGACGGCGAAACCCGATAAGAAGAAGATGGGATTTGAGCAGAAATTCCTTGATTGATTGAGTGATAGACGGTATTATTGGCACAATTTCATAAGATAACAGTTGGGTAAGCCAACCCCCTCTTTTCGAGGGTACTTTGAACCCCGGCTCCGTCTGCAAAGACGTTGCCGGGGTTTTTCGTTTTCAGGGAGAAATGGAGGTGGAAATGGATTGGGGCACTCTGGCTGTGGCTGGGTTGATGGCGGTGTCGAATATGGGTGGATTGGCATGGATGGGGAAGCATTATGTCACCAGGGTTGAGAAACATGATGAAGAGATCCCGGAGATGCTCGGCACGATCAAGGCGCTCAAGGACTCGGCCGAATCAACATCAAAGTGCATGGATGAGCTCTATAAGTCAAGGAATGAACATGCGGAAAGTATTGTCCAGTTGAATGAACGTCTCCGGGCGCAACGGGAACTATGCGAGGATCGCTATACCTCAAGTAATCACCCTCGAAGAAGAGCGACGGATAAGTGACAGAACAAGGCCATGAAGTCATAAATAGGATGTTTAAGAACCAGTGTCCGCGCTGCCGTCAGTTACGAGTGGAAACGTATTTTCATAGCGCCGACAGGGGCTGCGGCCTGGTTAATTTCACTAAGGCCCCGGGTGTGGATCATTACCATCACTTTTGCCTGAACGGCCGATGCTGCTGGGACTGGACGGAACCCATAAAAAAGGAGGGATAGATGGCTGATTTTGAACTGGCTTATCAGAAAACCGCAATCAACGAAGGCGGTTATGCAAATAACCCGAAGGACAAAGGAGGAGAGACGGCATTCGGCTGGGCCAGGAACTTCTGGCCGGCCTTAAGGGTCTGGCCGATCATCGACAGTTATAAAAAGCGGTTTACCAAACAGCCCTGTTACGGAACTGAATCCTATTCCAGATGGGTGAAGGAATTTAATAAGGCGCTCCGCAGCGACGCGCCGCTCATGACCTATATCAAGTCTGCATACAAAACTGAATTCTGGGATAAGAACCGTCTGGGTGAGATCGAAAGCCAGGAAGTAGCGGAATGGATTTATGACCATGCGGTTAATGCCGGAGGCCGGGGTGTCAAGTGGATACAGCTTGCGGCCAGGGTAACGCCGGATGGATCCATGGGGCCGAACACCATAACTGCTATTAATGCAATGCAGCCGCTGGAACTTATGAAACGGGCGGCGGATATCGCCGGGGCCTACCGGATGGATAAGGCCCATGACGACCCGAGCCAGATAAGTTTCCTGATTGGTTGGCTGAAACGGGACGGACAGCCGGAATCGATCCTGGAGCATGTCAGGCAGTTGTCTCGAGACGGCAAGTTGGACGATATGGAAGTGGCGCTTATAAAGGCGGAGATGGAAGTGACGGGCGGCTCCGATGTTTGAATGCCAGTTATGCCGTGAGAAGCGAGGCGATCCAAGGTCCGATTCCCGCATAGAATTGGCGGGGATAATGTTTACACGTATTTGCGAGTCATGCTCAGGCGTGATTGCGCGATGCGTCAGACGTTTGATGGAAAGACGACCGGAAGGAGGGAATAATGAGAGTGGCGGAAATGTTCTCCAGTAACGACAACACCAGTTACGGCAGGTTTATATCGTTCGTGGCGGTGATATTCCTGCTCGGATGGGTGTCGGCGATCCTGTTCAAGATGTACGCCATGGCAAATCTTTCGGTTGCCGACCTGAGAACCGCCATACCGGATATACCTTCCACCTGGCTGGCAATCATCCTGGGGCCGTATGGTATCAGTAAGGGGTTTCAGGTGGCAGGGGTGATATTCGGCAAGGAAGGAGAAAAACCGTGAGCGGATTCATAATGGCAATAAATAGAGTGCTGGATATTAAGGCGGTCCAGTGGGCGCTCTTGGCGGCAACGGCGGCGCTGCTTTTATTCTCCGGCGTTCAGTCGTTCCGGTTGTGGGTGCAGGGAGTTAGCCTCAAATCCGCAAAGGCGGAGGCGGCGGATTCAAAGGCCTTCCTGGAAGTGCAGAATAGCCAGGTCCTTGAACTGAAACGGCAAGGGGATGAGGCGAAAGAAAAGGCCAAGAAGGCCATAGCCGAGGCAACGGAGATTGCTATTTCGTATAGCCGAAAAGTTGAAGCGATAAGAAAGCAGCCGATCCGGGAGGACTGCTGCGGGGCTATCGAGGACGCGAAGAATATAATCCTGGGGGGTGTGCCATGAGGCCGAACGGTGATGGGAAGTATAACAAGATTGCGGCTTATTTTACTTTTGCAGTCATAAGTATAATAAGCGTTTCCGGTTGCGGGCTCCTCCAAAGGAAGGTTGTCTATATCCCCACCCCGGTCCCATGCTCCAAGGTGGAGATACCCAAGGCCCCGGATTATCCGGTACTCACCAGGGAATCGACACCAAGGCAGGTGATGGAGTATTCCCTGGTGACCAATACCCTCCAGGATGGCTACATAAAGCAGTTGCTCAAGGTCCTGGAGGGATATCGATGACGTGCTTTATCTGCAAGCGCGATGGCGCTAGAAAGTGTGAGGGGCATTGTGGACTGTGCGAAGGCGAATCTGGAGATGGCGGATTGCATGAACTGCCTGATCAAGGGCGGGGAACAGGTTTGCGAGGATTGCCCGGCGGAAAGCCTTGCGAGAAAGATTGGAGATGAACAACAGCCGGAATAAAGAATAGGTAAATTTAATATCCATCGTCTCACCGGGAATTCGCTCCCCCGCATGGAGACAGCCGCCATATCCCTCCGGCGGCTTTTTTTATTTGACTATTCGATTTGCCGATGGTATAAAGACACTCGTTTTTCGCACATGGATGCACGGTTTTTAAGGCTGTTTTTGGCCTGTTTTGCAGAGCAAAATAATGGATAAAGCCAAACCAGCCAAGCATCCAGCGAAAAACCTCTTTCCCCAGTAGCTCAGTCGGTAGAGCGGATGAGCGCATAAGCGAGAAGCAAGGCCCACTATTATATATATGGTGGGCCTTTTTCTTTGGTTTGGGGCTGATGGTCATATTTTCCGCTTGCCCTGGTTGGATGGAGGGATATTGATTTTTGCCGTATTATCGCCGGGTTTGCGTGGAAAGGTGTAATGCAGGATCATGTGGCCGTGGTAGACATCGATGCGTTTAAGGCAGAGCTGCAGGAATTTCCGCAGGTCGCCATGGTCTAAACTAGAAAACACATGGGAGGCCTCGGTTAGGAGGTCCCACTGGATTTCGGTTTTGGCCCGGGCCAGGGTGGTTTTCTGGAGGTTAAGGTCGGCGATCCTGGAGTTGACCTCGGCCACCTTCTCTTTGGCGTCGGCCATAGTGAGGATCCCGTCGGTTATGGCTGTTATGAGGCGGCGCTTTTTCCCTTCCTCCTGGGAGATGGCGGCATCCAGAAGCCGGATATCCTCTTTTGAGTCGCCGGCGCCGTGGCCGTCGATCTGTTTCTTTATCTCCTTCAGCCTGGCCAGGGTATTGAGGATGTTTTTCTTTATGGCCTGGTCAATGACCGGCTGAGGTATGAGCCGGGATCGTTCACATTGCCCTCCCCTCCCCTTCCCCTGGCAGCCGTAGTAATCGAGGCGGGAGCCGTCAACCCTTAGCCTAGAGTTGTTCCAGACTTTGATACTGCGGCCGCAGTAGCCGCAGAAGACGAGCGCAAGGTTGGTTAGAAGGGAGGCGCTTTCGCGCTTTCCTTTTTTGAGATTGCTCCTAAGTTTCCGGGCGGCCCTGATCCGTTCGGACTGTTCCGGAGTCATGGCCGGGTCCCATGCGCAATCCAATAATTCGCCCGTGGCGGGGTCGTAACGCTTAGCCTGATAGAAGAGGAGTCTTTCGTCGGAGATCGCCCGTCTCACGGCTATGAGTGGCATGGAGAGGGCAAAAGCGATGGAAGCCGCGGACTCGGTTTCGGCCATTTTCCAAAGGCGTTTCATCTCCTCCAGGCGGGCCGGATCTATGACCGGCCTTTCCATGGACTTGTCGTATATGTATGGCGGCGGGCATACCCCGCCCAGGAATTTCCCCTTGCGGCGGGCCTGGTCCCTCCCCTCGGCCATGCGGGTTTTCAAGACCTGCATTTCGGCAGCGGATAGTGTGCCGGTGAGGACGGACAGGAGCCATTCGTTTGTCTGGCAGGGGTCGATGATCTGAGAGGGGGTGGCGAGTTTGACGCCGTGGTCACGGCAGAGCCCGATGAAACGGGCGTAATCCTCCATGGTGTCGTCGCGGGAGAGGCGCTGGAACTCCAGGCAAAGGACGATCTGGATCCTGCCGGCGCGGATGTCGGTCTCCATACGGGAGCGTTCTTTGAGGTTATGGAGGTTGTTCTTGGAGGCGCTGGCGTAGCCGTCATCATAAATTACCGGCTTCCAGCCCCTGGAAAGGGCGTATTCTGGTAATTGGCGGCGCTGGACTTCCAGGCGGTGGGCCTCCCGGTCCTTGTCTTCGCGGGATTTGCGGATGTAAATCGCACAGCTTGTTCCATTCATTTAATATCCGTAACGGAGCTGCCGGTCGATCCTGTCCAGTTTATCCTGCATATCACGTTCGCGGGACTCCCGTTGGGCCTCTATAGCAGCTTGCCTGTTGCGCTCTTTCCTTTCCGCTTCCATGCGCTTTTTCTGTGCATAGAGTTGGGGATTGATAACCATGAGGTCATAATCTTCACGGCGCTGGTCGTAATCGGCCGGGACATACCCCAGTTTTCTGCATATACCTGCTCTTGCGGCACCGTAAGCGCTCCCGTCATCATAGATGTCGCAATCGACGGCAAATGAGATAACTGGCGTTACAAGAATAATTACAAAAATAATATATTTCATCTTTTTAACTCCTTTTCTGAAATTAGTGACATTAATGGTCATCTGTATACTGACGTTTTTTGTCATTCGGGTTGGGCATGTAGCCCCACATAACAGATAGATAGTAAATGACAAAACATATAATCCCAAGTATGGAAATGGATATTAAAGCCTCTGTTAATTCACGCCTGAAGGCATATAGGCACAGCACAATAAATGACCCGATAAGTACAAAACTGATAGACATTGATATTTTGTCGAAAAGACTTTTTTCCATACATCCCCCTTTAGGTTGAATTTGCTATACAAATAACATACTCATGCGATTTATATACCGAACTAAGCAAAATCAGGGAAAGGATGAAATAGGGGTCAGGAATTGGATGAAATCTATTTTTTTGCTAACAGGGTGATTAACTCGGTTATAATCTTTTGCGCGGCAACGTCCAGTAGTTTAAAATCAGCCAGCAACTCCATTTCCTCTATGGATAGATTTTGCGAGGAATCAAAGCCTAAAAAGAGCCAATCATAGGTAACTGAACCCGCTTCGGCAATTTTAATCAGGGTTTCGGCTGATGGCCAGTTGTCGCCATTTTCATAACCGGCGATACTTGCCGCCTGTTTGAGCCCCAGCAGTTTTGCCATTTCGGATTGCTTGAGGCCGAGCCGCATCCTGATTATTTTGAGACGGCCACCTATGTCTTTCTGGGTGATCATTCACCCAATAAATGAGATTACAATTACTTAGTCAAGAAGTTTTAACCCGATTAAATTTAGTGTGCTGGTTTTAAAAATATTAAAATGTATATTTACAATAAGATTATTTTAATATAAAATATTCCCGCGTAATAAAATTTGAACATTGGCTATTTGTTTAAAACCCCGGATGAGGGTTTAGCCTGGGAAAAGAAACCTAATGATTAGGCGCCTTTTGCCAGGTTTTTTTATTTTAAAGACTGGAGGAAGAGATGACAACGCCTAACGAACCTGTAAAAAACTGTGAAACTGAAGTTGTCGATGTATTGGTGAAAGTAGCAAGAATGGCAAGCAATATGTCCGCAGTAGAAAAGCATTTTCTATCAAGAAGCGCGATAGCGGCCAACCTCCCTTTAGATATTCTGGCCGGTATAAGTATCGCAATACACGCATCAAGAGAAGTGCTAAAGGTTGCTCCTAAAATCATTCGCATGTCAGCTCTTCTGCTGCCAATGTATTTAGTTTCCGGATAATTCTCTTACGGTCTTCAGGGCCGGCAGCGATCAAAAGTTCCATCAATATTTTTAATGTTGCGGTCTCGTTTTTATTGAGACCGCTTTCTTTTTGAGCTTCATAAATAAATTGATCCAATTTGACAGATGGAATCTGATCTAAGGCGGACGCCAAATCCGTAACGCTAGGATGCGATTTTATCGCTTCATCCTCCGCAGCATAAAGATCGATGCTGTATTTTAAGCGTAGCCCTGAAATTATTTTTTCATTTACTTTGCTTTCACCCCTCTCGACTTCCCCTAAATATCCAAGAGACACCCCAAGGCTCTCCGCCATCTTCTCCAACGTCAGATTTCTTTGTTTCCGTTCAGAACGTATTTTTTTGCCAATAAAATTATTTTCATCAGCAGTATATTTTTGTGTTGACATTTACGTTAAACCTTATATTATTATGCTATACCTTAAATACACTAAAATCTGTTACACAATATGTAATATATATCACAAGGGGGCAAAATTGCAATTAAATTTTCCGGCAATTAAGCAACGGTTTGTCGATACAGGGCGTAAGCCAACAAGCTGGGCACGGTCAAAAAAGATAACTCCTGATCTATTCCGCCGCTGGCTGAACCAGCGGTATATACCGGCCCCTGGTGGTGTTGCGGAAAAAAGATATATCGCGTTGTTAGAGGAGGACGGGTTGTTGGTGGTGGAGGAAGGCGAGGCTGAAGTAGTAGATCGCAGTTGACCGTATGGTGCGGCGTGGCCAGATGCGGCCCGGTCAGGCGAGGTATGGCAAGGCAAGGCGCGGCGAGGGAAATTAAAAGGAGGAGCTAATGGAACAATTAAAGGTAAGGATTAAGGGGGTGACACCGTTGATTATGCATGCGGACACTGGATCGAACCCGCTGCATCCGCTAACGAAGGCGCATAAGTTGTTAACGTCAAAACGAAAGAAGACCGACGATGACCTTGAAGCAATTGCACTCTCTGAATGGAGAATGGCGCTCTATTTTGATGAGAAGATCGGCCCGTATATCCCGGCTGCCAATCTTGAGGCCACTTTGACTGAAAGTTTCAAACTCCAGAAACTTGGCCGCAAGGCAAAACAGGCAATCCTGGTAGTGGAAGAAAAACTGCCGCTCATTTATCGGGGGCCAAAAAAGATTGAAGAGTTGAGCCAGAAGTCAGAGTTTATCGATATGCGCAGCGTTCGCGTCCAGCAAGCGAGGCTCCAACGGTGCAGGCCCATTTTCCTGGAGTGGGGATGTGAAGCAACGATATCCATCAATACCGAAATAATTAATATTGATGAGTTGAAAAAGGCGTTGAATGATGCCGGTTCACTGATCGGATTGTGTGATTTCAGACCGAGACACGGCAGGTTTATGGTGGAGTTCTGCTAATTTAAGGCTCGGCAGGCTGTGGTTGGGTAGGCTTCGGCTTGGTAAGGATCGGCGTGGCGGGGGATTTATGAACGAAGAGGTACGGCAATATCCGGAGTGGAAAGAGGCCGTGAAAACTTTCTTTAGCGAGAAGTTGAACGAACCGGGAAGCGTGATCAGCGAGGAGTGGAAGATCCAGCATTTCGGTTTGAAACGGCCGGACAAAGGAACAATGGAGGATTTCCAGAAGTTCCAACTGAAATTAATGACTGCATTCGAGAACTTTCGCAAGGCACTTCTGGAAGACCATCAGATACACCTGAAGCCTATCGGCAAGGGTGCGCATGTGGTTCTGGACCCGAAGGAGCAGACGGAAGAAGCGTATAAGCAGGGTACTACGGATATCGCCCGGGCGCTTTCTAAGATGTCAACGGCGCTTATAAACGTGGACCATGCAAAACTGACGACGGACGAGCGCCGGGTGAACGCGGACAGGCTGGCGCGGGCCGGGATGATGATCCAGTCGTTTAAATCGACGAAGAGAATGCGGCTGCCGAAACAGGAGCCGCAGGATTTGCTGGAATAGCTTGTGACTTGGCCCGGCCAGGCTTGGTTAGGTGCGACGAGCCACGGCGCGGCGCGGTTTGGCGAGGCAGGGGTTATAAAAACTGGCGGAGATTTCAGCCAGGGGGAGTTGCAGTTCTGCGGGTGACCGCAAGGGGTGAGATCATGGAAACGAAGATAAGAAAATGCCCTCCGCAGATCCGGCCGGAGGATTTGACCACTGAAGAGTTTGAACGGGTGGCGGAGATTATCCGGTTTTTGCGGGAGCGGGTGGTGAGGCGGTTGCGGAACGCGGCTTAATTTAACCACGAACCACACGAAAGACACGAAATAGCGAAGGGGGAATGAATATGCCTTATGACGAGGATTTTCCGTGTGTGCTGCCGGGTGATGAAACGCTGGCGGAGTGGATGGATAGGATAAACCGGGAGTTTCCGGGGATGACGAATGATGTCCCATTCTGAAAGGCGGGTCTCACGCGGAGACGCGGAGGGCGCGGAGAAGGCAAAAACATAATTAGGGGGTGCAGGATGAATGCGATTATTCGGATCGTTGAGCGGATTAATGGAGGGGAAAGTGTTGGGGCGTTATCGACGGGTGAGCAGATAGCAGCAGCTTTTCTTTTTAACCGAATGGATTGGTTGCCGGAAGCATACAAACACCCGCTGGATGCAATTGACAGGCTCGGGGATAACTGGTTGCAGATGTGCCTCTCTTTTCACAAAAACGCATAAAAACTTTGAATTCTCCGCGTTCTCTGCGCCTCCGCGTGAGGCCGGTTTTTTGGGGGTGGGTTATGAACGTATCCGTGGTGGTGAAGAATTGTGAAACAGCAGTAAGGTTTTTTATCGATTCTCTTTTGGACAGTTACCACAAAAGGGATAGTAAAGAGACGGAACGATATTTTAATCAGTTATTAGCTTGCCTTTTAACTGCGCGTTTTCAGTTTTCAATCTTTTCGCCTCAAAACCAGATGTTCGACCGGATGTATAGATGTGCCGCCCGGAATTATTCTATGGATTGGAGATGCTATGAAACGTCCGAAGTGTCCTAAATGCGGAGGGTTATTGGTGCCGGATCATGTGCCGAATACGCACAGGGTTATAAATGTGAAGTGCGTGAACTGCGGGCATAACATTTACCGGGAGTTCAATATTCGGAAACCGAATCGGGCGGAGAAGGCGGGCGGATTGAAGGGTGTCGTGGGGACATGCCCGGCGAGAACAAAGGGTGTTTAAAATCCCCCTGTGTCCCCCTTTGTCAAAGGGGGATGGGGCGGAGAAAGGAGCGAGGCGCGGTTAGCCCCGGTTGGGCGAGGTCCGGTGAGCTCTGGCGAGGCAGAACAGGTCGAGGCAAGGCAAGGGAAATAGTAAATGGGAAGGATGCCATGATTACAGGAATTGAACTGATTCAGCGGGAGCGGCAAAGACAGATTGAGGAAGAAAATTACACGGCCGAGACAGATGACCTTTATGTGAGCGGCGAATTGAGGAAAGCGGCAGCATGTTATGCGGTGGCGAAGGATTTCGATTGCGTGGTCATTAATCCGGACAATCTTGATGACATCTTCCCTTGGGACGAGCTTTTTGATAAGCGGGAAAAGCATTCGGAGCGTAGATGTCTGGAAATTGCCGGGGCGCTTATCGCGGCGGAGATCGATAGGCTCTTAAGGTTGGAAGAGGCAATGGCAAACCCAATTAACAAGGATGGAAAGGAATAGCAGGATAAAAGCGAAGGGTTTTTCCTTTTATGGCTTGACTGAATAAGGTGGGGCCAGGCATGTCGAGGTGAGATAAGGCGAGGTGGGGTAAGGGATGCAAACAGTTATTACTGTGGTGTGCATGTATTGCCAGCAATTCATCGAGGATAAGGACGGCCGAGGGGTCTCCGGGGTGTCCCATGGGATATGTAATGTCTGCCTGCCGGTCTTTTCGGCCAGGATCGTGGCCTGCATGTCTGATGTCCAAAAGGAGAGAGCCGTTGGAAGCGTTTGAACTGGGCAAGTGCGGGCCGTTTGAGGCGAGGATAAGCCAGGCACAGTGCGACAAGAACCGGGTAAGGTCGGCGATTGTCTGTAATGATTGCGCCGGACTGGTGTTCGATTCGGTGGCGTTTGCCTTCCATGGGGATAACGCGGAGGTTGTAAGGCGGTTTTCCGTGCTGTCGAAGAAAATCGGCGGTGACCCGGCTACGGATATGGCGACGGTGCTGGACCTGTTTATGGAAAGGAAATTCCACATCCTGAAGAAGGATGCGCCGGAGATCGAAAGGAAGTTGAAGGGTTTAAGGGGCTAACCAAAGCCGGTTTTCGAGTGGTTTGTGTGTTTCGTGGTTAAAAGGAGATCTGCGATGGCGACATACCGGAGTCAATGCCCGCACTGCGGGGATGAGATCGTAAGGCACTATGGGGAGATGGGAGAGGGCCTGCTGGCGGAGGAGCCGTGCCAGTGCGATATGGGGCTCAGGTGGTGGGAGGTCGTTGTCTTTATCGCCCTTCTCGGGCTCCTGTTTTATTCCTGCTCCGCCCGGCCGAAGATTGATAACCCGCAGCCAGTCGACAAGCCGCCGGTGGAGACGCAGCCGCTGTATCGAGGGGGTTGATGATGGGCAGGGTCGAGGGCCAGATAAGGATAGGCGGGTTCATCATCACCAAGTGGCGGGATGAGCTGTATATAGGTAGAAGCGACGGCGAGGGTGGGATATTTGACGAAAGGGAACTGGAAAAGGCGATCGAGAAGTTTTATCGGGAGCATTTCTAAATCCCCCCAACCCCCCTTTGCCAAAGGGGGGCGAAAGCTGTTTCTGTGCGACTGGTGTCTGGCGGTGAAGGGATGCCCTGTGCAGAAACGGACGGATTACAAGGCCAGGGTTGCCGCGACGATGTTTGACGAGTATCCCCACCAATGTCCGGATCATGAGCCGCGCTGGCATAAGGGGATCGAGGGGTGCAAGCCGTGAGAGTTAAAGATCTGACTCAATTCCAGGCGGGGATGGATTTTCTTTTATATTTCTCCGGGCAGAAATTCACGCTTTCCGACATCCAGGAAAGGTATAACTGCTCTTATAGAAATGCGATCCGCATGAGAAATTATGCCCAACGGATGGTTTGCATCGCTCCGGCTGGATTCGACATGATAAATATCACGAGGGGCGGGAAACAGAAGTTTTTGATGGAAATCAAGAAAAGGGGGTGAGACGGATGGGATTGATGGAGGAGTGCGGGCTGGTGTCGTTGGAGACGCTGAAGGGGAAACATGCAGATGAAAAGACGAACTGTAAGGTGTAACCGCAAGGAAAAGGCCCTTGTATGGAACAACCGTTGAACGGTGGCCTCGATTCGAGAGGATCGAGGCCAGTATTGAGCGGTTCGGAATACCACCAGGCGCCCTCGTTTGAACGTCGGTCATGGGGCATGGCTCGTGTCTCCGGGGTCCATGTAAACTGGATGATGCCCATCCTTTGAAGCCAACAGGAGATACGGAGAGGGAGCTCACGCGAGCGAAGGGCCGGGCGGCAACCCGGCATAAAACAAAAACAACCGGGAGGACATTGATAATGACTATTGCCAAAAAGGGGTATCAGGATCATCCGTGCAAGGGTTGCTTTGTGAATTTCGAGGGGTGCGAGGAGATGTGCAGGATGTTGGAACAGTGGAATGTGC